ATGCAGACTTCCTACCCCCGCCAAGACATCAAGGTGTTGCTGCTGGAGGGCGTCAGCGCCAGCGCGGTCGAGAGTTTCCACCGTGCCGGCTACAGCCAGGTCGAGCTGCATGCGAAATCACTGCCGGAAGCCGAGCTGAAGGCACGCATCGCCGACGCGCACATCGTCGGCATCCGCTCGCGCACCCAGCTCGGCGAGGACGTGCTGGCACAGGCCAAGCGCCTGATCGCGGTGGGCTGCTTCTGCATCGGCACCAACCAGGTCGACCTGGGCGCCGCGCGAAAGCTCGGCGTACCGGTGTTCAACGCGCCCTACTCCAACACGCGCAGCGTGGCCGAGCTGGTGATCGCCGAGGCGATCATGCTGCTACGCGGCATCCCGCAGAAGAACGCGCTGTGCCATCGCGGCGGCTGGACCAAATCCGCCGCCGGCAGCTTCGAGACGCGCGACAAGGTGCTCGGCATCGTCGGCTACGGCCACATCGGCACCCAGGTCGGCGTGCTGGCCGAGAGCCTGGGCATGCGGGTGATCTTCCACGACATCGAAACCAAGCTGTCGCTGGGCAATGCGCGCGCGGTTTCGAGCCTGGACGAATTGCTGGAACGTGCCGACGTGGTCACCCTGCACGTCCCCGAAACTGCAGCCACGCAGATGATGATCCGTCGCGAACAACTGGCCAGGATGCGTGCCGGCACGATGCTGATCAACGCCTCGCGCGGCAGCGTGGTCGATATCGACGCGCTGGCCACGGCGCTGCGTGAAGGCCATCTGGCTGGTGCCGCGGTGGATGTATTCCCGCTCGAACCCAAGGGCAACGACGATGCCTTCGTCTCGCCGCTGATCGGCATGGACAACGTCATCCTCACCCCGCACATCGGCGGCAGCACGCTGGAAGCACAGGACAACATCGGCATCGAGGTCGCCAGCAAGCTGATCCGCTACAGCGACAACGGCTCGACCCTGTCCGCGGTCAACTTCCCCGAAGTCGCCCTGCCCGAACACCCGCACAGCCGTCGCCTGTTGCACATCCACCGCAACGTGCCCGGTACGCTGTCACGCATCAACGAGCTGTTTTCGGCCAGCAACATCAACATCGATGCGCAGTTCCTGCAGACCGACAGCGAAGTCGGTTACGTGGTGATCGATGTGAGTGCCGACGCGCAGCAGGCGAACGCACTGAAGGGGCAACTGGCAGCCATTCCCGGCACGTTGCGAAGTCGCGTGCTGTACTGATCGGCATCACGGCAGCCCGCGCGAATGCGCAGGCCGCCACCACCCGGCCTCATGCTCAAGGCAGTTTGCCGGCGGGCTTGGCACGTCCTGCGGCAACCTTTTTGCGGGCCATCGGCTTGTTTGCCGGCACCTTCGCCACTGCAGAGCTCCCGCCATTCCCCTTGGCGGCAACCGCCTTGCCCCTGGCTGCCGGTTTACCCGATGCGCGACGCTGTTCCACCCGATGCTCCTCGCGAAAGGCTGCGGCATAGGCTTTCAGCTCGTCTTGCAGTTTCGCGCTGATGCCCGGCACGCGATCGATGTGCCGCAGCATCTGCTGCATCAACTCGTAGTCGTGATAGTCGCGGTAGGGCTTGAGATCGAGATCCGCCGGCACCTTGCTCAATCGCTCGTCGCCGATCGACTTCACGTACTTCTGCATGAAGCGGTCGTACGCCTTCCAGGTGATGCGCTCGGCGTTCACTGCAGCCTCTTCGGCCCGGGTGGCAATCTGGTGCGCATGCAGATAGTGCAGGCCGAGCTGATCGATCAGGGTCTTCTCCACTTCCTCATGCAGGATCAGGAAACGATCCACCTCGATGGTGCGACCGCGGAATGTGAAACTCTTCGGCAGATGCCGGTCGATGTAGATCGTCTTGCCATCCTGGCTGTAGCCGGCGAGGTAGGGAATGTCGTGCTCGCGATCCAGCTTCTTCACGCGACGCAGGATCGCGTCCAGCGCACGGTCCAGCATCAGCGCCGACACGTACCAGTCAGGCGCCTTCAGCTTGATGTGGGGGGCATTCGGATGACAGCAGTTCGTCGGCATGCGCAAGCTCCGGGGCAGTGGATCCGGATACAGCCTAGCGCGCGGTTGCCCGCGGCGTCGCGTGCGCACCAAAGACAACGGCGCCCTTGGGCGCCGTCACGTGGTTCTTGCGAATTGGTCGGGGCGGCCGGATTTGAACCGACGACCCTCTGCCCCCCAGGCATGGGGGCAGTCATGGCTATGCCGATGATTACCATGCAAAACAGGGTGTTTACACTGACTCGAAAAGTCGCCATTTCGATCTAATCGAATCAATGAGTTGCAATGCAATAGGGAGGGGCTCTACTGCTTTGGGCTACCACTCCCGCCCTGAGTTGTACGCTATCAGACCGTCACGAAAGTTGGCGCAGGCCAGGCGATCGCCGTCGCCGCTCCCGTGCTGCCACCGAATGCAGCATTCAAGAAGACGGTCGTCCCGTTGATCCTGCAGATACGATAGACCGTGGCGAACGCGTTAACGGTAATATATTGTCCCTCACGTAAGGACGGCACTGAGTCCACCAAGTTGAGCAATGTATTGCTACCGTTGGTGCAGTCCGCAACGACACCGCTAAGCGTTCCGAAAGTCCCTGCTACGCTGCATACGGATCGGAAACTGCCCGCCGCAGGGGTAGCCAGCGTGATGCCATTGCCTTTGGCCCAGCTGCCTTGGGTCGGAGCGGCGGCTTGGACGCAATCGCGAAACTGGGCGAGGTCAGTGGCGCGATGAAGAGTGATCTGATCAAAAACGACGTTGTCGGATTCGATGCACGTCGCATTGATGAACTCGTTGCCTATGCCCGATGTATCGACAAAAAGACCTGTGGTCGGCGAGTTGCCACTGGCATAGGTGTCGGATTGGCAACTGGCCTGATTGTGTTTTACCTCGATGCCTTCCAGATAGCGATTCAGGCCCGATGACGCAGAGGTGATGATGTTGATGCACGCGCCGGTCGTGTCGCTGAATTCATTGCTGACAATCATCAGTCCGCGCACGCCGCGCACAGCGATGCAGCCGAACTGCGGACGCAGACCGGTGAACTTGCTGTTGCTGATGACCCAGCATATGCCATTCGAGCACGAAGAGCTGATCGTCTGACCAATGATGATGCCGCCGCGATACGAGGTTGACCCGATCGGGTATACCTCATGCGTATTGTTGTCGAACACCACATCGCTTAAACCACCCCCGTTGACATCCTCCACCGTGGAGTTCAGGAAGGCGCAATTGGTGACTCGTAGACAATCCGTTTCACTCTGCGGAGTTTTGCTGGATGTCGATGTACTGATGGCGCGATAGCACAGGTTGAAGCTGCAGTTATCGACAACCCATCCGCGAATGTTTCGCCCGGACTGAAGACCGTTGAAAAAGGTGATCGCTGCCGTATTGACCGTTGCAATATTCAGAAATTTGCAATTAACGATTTTCACATTGCGATAGATGCTGAAGCCATTATTCGGCTCAAAATCGATAGCGCCCACTGACGCGGAAAGCGTGGGGTTACCGATATTTTTGAAGACGCAGTTGTCGATCGTGATGCCATCGGCGTCGATGCATGAAATACCGTTGCGATTGGTGGAAATCAGGCCATCAAACACACAATCCCGGAAGGTGACGTTGACGTTGTGACGCTCATCAGTACCGCCAATGCCTGAACCGACATAGCAGCCATCGCCACGCATACCGGTAAAATCTACACGCTCTATGACGGGGTTCGTACATCCGTTGAGCGATAGCAAACAAGTGAAGGGTGAATAGCCGAGCGTGTCCACCATGCCGTACAAGGTCATGTCGGCGAGATAGATTCCGGTGATGTTGTTGGCGACTGAGGCGCTCCCGGAATTGGCGTAGAACATGCCAGCCGTGCCATACGCGAAATTTCCCTGCACAATGGTCTTGCCGCGACCCTTGCCGATCATGCGGCTGCCGCTGTGCAGGACCAGTGAGGCCGAGTTAATATTGATCGTGCCTTCGGGCAAGACTACGGTATAGGCGGCGGTGATCGCGGCTTGAATGGCCGACGTTGCATCGTAGGTTGACGTGCCGCCGAGAATGGCGGCCAGTTGAGCTACGGGTATGAAGTCCGCAGCGTTCACACTGTCGAGTAGCTTGGCTTGTGTGGTGCGGGCCACCGCGCCCGTTCCCGATGGCATAAAAGCCACCAAGGACGCTCCCATGCCGGGGGCTGGACTGGCTAAAGCAAGTATTTCATTGAGCAGTCGGTCATAGCACACCACCCATGAGCCAGTGCCGATAGCCCCTGATTTTTGATAAATCGTATTATTTGTTAATGTGGAGTCGGTGGTAACGATGGCCATGCGTCCGTCAGGCGGCGTTAAATCGGCGTGCAGCGCGGCAAGTGTGGAATAGACCGCGGGTGCGCCATTGAAAATGGACTTTAAGCTCTGCAAAACTTGTGTATATGCCGTTTTTGATGGAGTCGCCCCGGATGCTGAAACGATGCTGAGCAATTCCATCATGACGGTATTGAGAAAATCGGCGGGAACATCCGTGGGCTGCTGTCCTGCAGATGCTTTTCCATCCGTAAAATAGCCCGGAGTACCTGGCGCAGATGGTGTCGGAAGCGAAGCGGCGGCAGTGGTATTGTCAATCTGATACATGAACCTTTCTCCGGAAAATAAAAAAACCGCCGAAGCGGTTTATGCCTTATGCCTGTTTATGGATTACCACTCGACAATAAGTGATCCATTGCCGCCTTGGCCGCCAACGCCGCCCAAAACGCCACCGTTGCCACCGCAACCAGGCATTTGTCCATTGGATCCCGCCGAAGATATTCCGTTTAACTGAATGAACGAAGCACCGCCGAATGAAATACCGCCGCAAGCCTGCAGATAGGTTCCCGACCCTGTTGCTGTTTGAGTGGTTACGCCGCCACTACCTCCTGGTAATGAGACCGTTCCGCCGGTTCCTGTGCCGCCCGCGCCAGCCGAACCCGATGTAACCCCTGATCCGGCCGTACCCCCGAGACCCCCTCCGGCCGTGATGGATCCGAAAGTGGTGTTGCCGCCCGGAGACCCGTTACCGGTAGTTCCGGCGACACCTACGCCAACGGAGTAAGCGATCACCGTGCCAGGGGTCGTTGCGATAACGCCCTCTTCATAGTCACCGCCACCACCGGACCCGCCACCATTTCCGGCTGAGCTGCCACCGCCCGTGCCACCAGCACCTCGCGTGCGATGCCGTATCTTGTAGACACCCGCTGGAACGGTGAAATTCCCGGCGCCTGTTAGCGCTTGCTCTTGGCCGTACCAGCCGAGCTGCGCGCACTCCAGTACACGAGAGGCCGTTTCAGCCGCTAGCGCCGTGGCCGCATTGCCTGCAACGACGACGTCTGCGGCGACGTAGGCCGCAGTGAGTGCGGTGTCTGCCGCTGATAAGGCACTCGCGGCATTGGCGGCCACAACCATATCCGCTGCGATATAAGCGGCGGTAATGGCGGCGCTCAGCGCATTGAGCTGCGCCACAGTGACGGCGTGGTTCGTTTGCGTGCCACCGGGAATGGCTAGTGACCCACCGGCAGTTGCCACCAGAATCCAAGATGTCTGACTGGCGCTCCAACGCATGGAAACCATGCCGCTGGTGATGATCTCACCACCCTGAAGGGGAAGATCAGACAGGCCAATGACCGGCTGCGGGGTGAGACCGTACACCTCCATGGTGGTCGCGCCGGTATTGGCATTCACTGCACGGAAAGTCACCAACTGGCCATCGATCAATGCCGGGGTGGGCTGCCGCATCGTGACGATATAAGCATTCGCGACGCCAGAATCTGTGCCAAACGCGAGAGCACCCCCCTGAATGACGCCAGCAACTTGGCTGTAATTGGTTTTCGATGGCGTTACCGCCGCTGCGGCGAGCACATTGATCAGTTCCATCATCAACATATTCAGAAAATCAGCGGTGACGATGGTTGCTGCCGTACCGGTTGTCTGATTGCCCAGAATAAAATATCCCGGAGTACCTGGCGTCGCCGGCGCAGGCAAGGTTGCTGAAGATGTTGCGTTGTCAATCTGATACATGGTCAAGCCCCATAACAAAAAAGAAGCGTGGAATGCGCTGGAGCGATAGCTCGCAATTCGCACTCAAGGACTGGGATGCCCCAGCTGGCCAGCGGATCACCGGCATGCATGACGCCAACGGCGGCATAGGTGACAGCAGTGGTGGTGGGCACGTTGATGGACCAGGTGTAAAGCCACTCATGGCCACCCAATCCGAACGTGCATGAACTCTGGCCGGATCGAAACGGCGCGTAATTGCTTACCGCGACCGTGTAGCCGAGCTGAGCCGCCAGCGCGATGAAATAGGCCGCTGTCTGACCGCCGCTATTGGTTAGACGCGCCACGACCTGCGCTTCACGCGCCGGGATAGTGGGGGCTGGTCCCTGGCAAGGGTCGGGAAGCCCGAGCGACAATTCCCATTCGGTCAACAAATTGACGGCGGTCGACGGGAAGGCATCCACCAGAAGCGCCGTTCCGGCTGCGCCGCTGCGTTGGTATGTCGGCGCCAGCGCCGCCAATACCTGGAGCTGGATGCTGTTGGGATCATCGTTCCAGACGCGGCCGCGTGGCAGGAGCGATTTGAGCGCGGATGCATAATCGGCATCCGCAAAATCCAGCGTGCTCATAAATAGGTGACCGTGCCCAACGTCGGAAGCTGGCCGATCTGGTTGGGTATGTTGCCGACCGGCGAGATGATGACGAAGCCGGACGTGCCGGAGATTGAAGCGATCGCCGATTCAATGTCCGATAGCTGCACGATCGTGCCATTCGCGGGCTGGCCATCATTCAAGAACACTTCGCTGATGGCCGCGGCAATGGCATTGCGTGTCGCAGTCGATGAACTGGACAAGCCGGAAATCTCGAAATTGATCGGGTTGGCTACGGGGGCGCAGACATAGACCATGGCGGTCACTGGCTGCTGCGGATAGATCGCGTTGGCCACGGTCAGTTGGTCGCCCGTGGCGATCGCCGGCGCGATGAATCGGCTATCCATCGGCGAGCCACCGTCGGTGCCTTGCGGGAAGCCACCCTCGAGCGCATTGGCGGCATCGAGCATGATGTAGACCACGACGGTGCCCGAGCCGAATCCGTTGGGATTGCACCAGGCCCGGGTGACGCCAGGGACAGCCAAGGCCCAGGTCAAATAATCGCTGACGGATCCGCCTTCAGGTGGGGTCTGAAACGCCTGCAGCATGCGAGCACGCAGCGAATCATCGGTTTCCTGATCCGTGCCACCCGTGATGGCCGTGGTAGCCACACCCGTCGACTGAATGCCGGCAATCGGCGTACCCAGCGTCATCAACACGCCGGCGGGAGAATTACCTGCCGACCCGGCGACGGTGGCCACGATGGGAACGCTTACGGAACTACCACTCACGGTGGCTGAACCTGTCGCTGTATAGGCGGTGCCATCGCTACGCAAGATCGGCGTGCCGGCATTGATGGTTCCCGACGATCCCTGGAAAGTGACGGTGGCACATATCGACGCCTGCGCGGCTTCGCGGTAAATGTTCTTGAGCGCAGCCCAGGCTTCCAGCGCTTCCTCAATCGCGGTGTAGGGGATCGACTGAAGGCCTATGTAGTCGAGGTAGCCGTAGTGAAGATTCGCCAGACCGGCGAGAGAAGTGCCGAGCACCCCGAGATTCGAAAAGCGCAGGAGGCCGTCGGCTCCCGGAATGTTCGAATTGATATCCGCAGCGACCTGCGCGCGCAGCGTAGACAGCGTCGGTCGGGAAAATGGCATGGAATGCTCCGGACAACAAAAAGCCGCCCCTAGGCGGCTTCAAAAAAGGAGGTGAGATGGAAATCTCAGTTCAGTTGATTCCACGCCCAGTTGAAGCTGAGCGCACGCTGGCTTCCATTGGATTGATTGATGGTGATCTGGATCGTCAGCATCGACGGAGCAACGATCGCGGTGACGATATTCATCGCCAGGGCCACACCGTCATCGAGCATCCATTGCAGCGCTTCGGCCACGTAACTCTTGGCGGTGACAGCCACCGAGGGAAGCAATTTGGCGCGGGTGAGCAACCAAAGGCGTGAACCGATGGGAACGTTCTGGTCAAGGTCACCCCACCAGCCGCGCCGGTCACCCGTGGCATCGGGCAGCACATCCGATGCATTGGCCAAACGGTCCGTGAAAAGACTGATCAGGACCGAGGTGGCCAAATCGTCGCCATTTTTCAGGGTCGCGCTTTCAACTATCCAATCACCTTGCGAATTGGAGACGTCCCAAACGGTAGCGATATCACTCATTGGGTCGGTTCCGGTGGTGTCGTCACTCCGCTGGCCGGGTGACCGTGTTCGTTGTACAAGACGCGATCCGCCGCCATGCTGCGCACGCTGTCACTCACATTGCCACCGGATTCGATATCGCCCGTCACCTTCAATAACGGCGTATTCATCGTGACCCCGCTGCTGGCATTGATCGTGACGGTGGCAGCGTTGTTCACGGTGACATCGGTGTTTTTGGCATCAATGACAATGCCGCCACTCTCCGTGAAATAGACCGATTTTCCCCACAGGTCATAGACCATGACCTCGCCTTCTTGCAGGCCGGTGGGTCGACTGGGCTGATGTGCCGTGGCGATCACCACACCGTTGGAACGGTCTCCGTTGAGGAACGCCACCACAGCATCCGATTGAAGTGGCGGACGCGAGGTAAAGCCGAATTCCGCCAGCCGTGGTGTCGCATCGTGAATCTCGAACGGACCCATGCTGAGTTGAAGGGTCTGCACGCTCCCCGTGTCATTGCTTGTCGTGACACGCCCGCGCCCCATGACAGACAGGATGCGGCGGTAAAGCCGGTCAATCGCCCCGGCATGCGACGTCATGACGCGACCACCGGCACATCGCCAAACATCGGCTGCAGGATGATCGGCTCCGGTTTGAACGCATCGGGCGGCATGAGCACCAACTCTGCCGTGGTGCCCTGATCGTTGCTGCGCATATAGGTCACTTCACCGATCAGAAAATTATCCGCGGCCAGCTTCAGCGAGGGTAATTGAACGGGCGCCAAGGTATTGGGTGCCCACAACGCGCCAGCAGAATCGCGCCAGCTATCCACCGTGACGCGCACCATGAGCGAATGACCGGCCCGCCTTGCGCATTCCCAGCTGGCGCGCTTGACCGCGAACCCATAGGGATCACCCGATGATCCTTCAGTGATGATGTATAGATTGCGGTACCGGGGAACGTTGGGGTCTTTGCTGGTCGCTGCCAAATTCCCCGTGTTGCCGAGGTCCTGAAAGACATCGACCGCCTGCAGAAACGCCTGGTAGATGCTGTAGCGCTGATCGACGGCATATTCGATCGAGGCGCGCTGCACGTTCTGCCCTTCCGTGAAGCCGCTGGCCGCATTCACTGACCCCACTTGCGCCAGCTGCAAACTGCCATCGGGCATGTCATAGGCCAGCACGGCGGAGTAACGCGAGATGCGTTCGATCACCTCAAAGGCCGATTCGCCCAGCATCAGGTTGAACTGTGGAATGATCGGCAGACCGCTCACTGAGGATTGCACGGTAATGCCATAGGCGTTCGCCAGTTGCTGCGCGATGCCCAGGGCAGACGCGCCGCTGATCTGACCACCTGGCCATTGCGCCGAGCAATCCAGCAGGTCGCTGCATTTTGAACGCCCCATGACATGGATGCTGTGTTGCCCCGCTTCAAAGCTCGGTATGAAACGATCCACGTACCCAGTCAATACAAGATCGGTACCGAGTTGCACCGTGCATGGCGTGCCTGGCGCCACAATGACCTTGTCGAGCTCGCCAGGATAGAGTTCGGTCAGCCCGATATCAAAATCGGAGGGGCAGCGCTCAATACCCCGGGTAATGCGAATGTCCGTCCAGCCGGATATTGCCTGACCCGCAATGGTCAGGATGAGATCGTCGGCGGCCATACGTCAGCTCGTCAGCCCTTGGAAGCTCATCGGCATGAAGGCGGGATGGATAGGCACCGCCTGTTCGACCAACTGATCCGAACGGCTCGCATCCTGATAGATACGGTTGGCCAGTGTCAGCGCCGGCTGCGTCGACTTGAAGGCAAATGTCGTGAGGGATGCCAAATTGGCGCCATTGGCCGTGACCGCGGCGACAACGACTTGTCGCAGTGCCCGCAGCGCGCCGTAGCTCGCATCATCGCCATTGTCGCCGGCAATCAGGATTTCGCCGTCGATCAGGCTGGTCACTTTGGACCGCAATGCCAGGGCATCGTCATAGGAACTGGGCGAATACTGCACGGCGGCCTTGGCAAGCTGCGCGATGGAAGCGCGCCGAAGCATGGCGCCGGTGGCGTTTTGCGTGGTGGCCTGCCCGGTGCCAATCGTTGAGCCGCTGGTGTATTGATCGGGACTGAAGACCGATAGATTGCTCAGCAACCGGATCGCATCCGCCGGATCGGCGATGCTTTCGAAAAGTGTCGACGCGAGAGACTGCGACGCCGTCGAATAAGTGTCGATCGAGGACGCCTCAAACCCAATCGCGGCGGCGATAAGCGACGCCGACGCTGAAGCAATCGCTACGCGGTCATTCGCCCCTTGGGCGATGAGATCGGCGATGGTCGTGCTCGGCAGCGTGGTTTTCTGCGATTGCGCGTAGGCCGTGGTAACCGCGCCGCCCGTGTAGCGCCCGTAATTGCCATCGAGCAGGCTGACCATATGCATGAGGTTGGTCGCATCGCGGGCCACCTGTGCGGCCAGCACCACATAGCCGGCCGTCACCGAGACCACCATGCCGATGATGGCCTGCCCGTACTGGATGACACCGTTCATCGTGCCCAGGAAATCACCGGCGGCGGCCGCGTCGAGCACAGAGGATGCATCAAACACCGATGCTTGCGTGGTGGTGCTGACGCTGGGGAAAAGACGATCGCCGGATTCGATGAAGCTGAAACCGATTTCAAATGCCCGACCGAGATCCCACCGTTCCGCGACAGACAAGCCACCATCAGGAATGCTGACGGTGAGCTGCCCCAGCGTGGGGTGGATCAGAATGCCGGGGCCCGACGTTTCGGCCGCTGCGACCATGGCATCGCGCTGCGCCAGCGCGCTGCCACCGCCATAGACCATGCTGTTCTCGACCAGGAAGCCGGTGAGGTTGATGCGGCGCGTGGAACGCCCGAGATCCTCGATGTATGGCTTGTCACGCATGGGGTATTCATGCATGGCCACGCGGCGGCCGAAACGGGCATTGCCACCCATCACACCGAAGGGCACGCCACGGAAGGAGGCTTGCTGCAACTCGTCAAACCAGCTCATGCGGATGCTCCAACAGCGGAATATCCGATGCGCGGTGGCGCGGTGGTGGCTGCACCGGTGGATGTGGCCTTGGCGGTCGTCCCAGGCGGTGCATTCTTCAAGGTGACCTCGACCTGTACAGCGCCCGCTTTGGTCGAGGCTGCGCCGCTGGTATAGGGGCCCTGCGCCATAGCTATGGCCTGGCCGCCACGATTCGCGGCCGCTTCGGCAGCCGCACCAGGGCGCTCATAGAACCGCGAAACGATGCTGCCGGCGTCATACGCGCTATTCGTTCCGCGGAGCCTGTCACCGGCCGCCTTTTCAGTTCCCTGCGTCAGCTCGTATTGCACGAACCGCATTTGTTCATCGGCTGTCGAACCCTGAATGCTGTGCCCTGCCCAACGCGCAAAATTGCGCTGGCGATCTGCATGCCATTGGCCCAAACCATAAGCCGCGCCGCGATCACCGACAGCTCCCGGATTGAATCCACTCTCTTCACCCAGATTGGCAGCAATGCCGGCAGCTTGGTTGAGTGACCACCCTTGGCTACGGAAGAAGGAAAGGGCAGCCTGTTGATTCTTGATACCACCGCGAACGATTTTTGTACTGCTGGTGGGATCAAGAAAACTTTTTGCCGTGAGATTGTCGAGGTAGTCCTGATAATCGGCCTGGATCTTGGCCGATGGGCGCATCTTTTCGAAGATGCCGGCGCTGTTCTTGAAGAACTCCAGCGAGCCAGCCGAACCACTTTTCAGCAGCTGCTGTTGCCGCGCTTTGAAAGCGGCGTCATCGCCATGCTCCGAAGAATAAGCCGCATAATCGGCATTCGTAAACTGGCCTGCTCCGAACCCGGTCATCTGACTGGCCGATCCACCTGGACGGAATATATATTTCGTGCCGTTATAGAGGTTTCCGACAGCTCGAAAACTAGCCACGACACCGTCCAGCACTTCTTTCAGCTCACTGGCTGAACCTTTGGCATCACTGAAAAATCCGGTGACCTGGGTGCCGACTGCTTTCCAGTCGACCTTGCTGACACCATCAGCGATCGCCTTGATCCATCCCGACACATCGTTGCTGATCAGTTCGCGATTCTTTCCGATCCAGCTCGATAGATCATCGATGAAAGGTCGGATGGCCGGCATTGCCTTGTCCATGATGGACTGCCCCAAGCCCTCGGCAGAAATCTTCATGCCCGCCAGGCTGAGCGCGAAATCATTGGCGTTCTGGATGTCCTGCGGCGATGAGATGTAACCAAGCTTCTGCTGCAGGACTTCGTATTTCTTGATGCCATCCTCACCTTGTCGCAGCAGCGGGAGCAGCGAGGTCATCCCGAGCTGGCTGGCGATCAGTTGCTGGGCCCAGGGGTTGTTCTTCAGCTTGCTGCTGTTCATGACCTTGGCGACCGCCATGAACTCGGCATTCACGTCCCATGCGCCGGACTTGGTCTTCTTGAGACCGATGCCGAGCCGGTTGAGCATCATCAGGGCGCCCTGATTGCGGCCCCAACGCGCGTCCTCCATGGTGGTGCCCAGCGCCCCCAGGCCGGAGACCATGCTTTCGGTGCTGACGCCAGCCAGCGTGGCAACACCCTGATACTGCTGCAGCATGCTCGTGCTGATGCCGATGCCTTGGGCGGCATAAGTGACCGAGCGGCCGAACTTTGCCCAGCGATCGGCCAGCATGGTGATGCCGGCGATCGACCCGATGCCGGTGATCGCGGCGATCGGCGCCGCAATGCGGCCGATTGATTTCGCCACGCCGAGGCTGGCCTTGCTGATATGACCAAGGCTCTTGGCAATGGGATTGTCAGCCAGAGCCGTGTCGAGGCGCTTGAACGACTTGTGCGCTTCCTCGAACGGACGCGTGATGCGCCCCATCGCATCGTTGACCTTCTTGACCGTCGCTGTCGCGGCATCCGTCGCCGTGATGACGATGTTGAATTTATTCGTCATGCGAGGTCATCCGTTTGGCCTGGTCGTTCCACCAGGTCAGGTCCGTCAAGGTCAGGGCCCATGCCGCGTAGGGACCCCAGTGGTAAAAGCGGGTGAGTTCCGCGATCAGCTCTGGCCAGCCTCCAGCGCGCCAGCGTCGGAGATCTGTCCGAAAAAAGCGCCCACCGTGCGCAGGTCGCGCTGGCATAACTGCTCGATGGCACGCCGAGGAACCTTGGTCACCGCACTGGCCAGGTTGATGGTGATATCCGTATCGGTGGCCGCACCGACCTGCGCCTTGGCGATTTCGCCGGCATTGGGTTCGCGCAGGGTGATCTCCGCCCATGTTTGAGCCGCATCGCCGGTACCGAGCACCAGCGGTTTGTTCAAGGTGATGGTTTTTTCTTCTTCGAACATGAGAATGCAGCTCCAGAAATGAGGGGTTTGAGACGGGATGAATCAGGCTTCGGTCACAGCACCCTGCTGACCTTCCCATTTCACGTCGATGGTGGCGTCGGTGGATTTGGCCGTCTGATCCTCGACCGACCACATGTTGCGGCCGATGATGGTTTTGCCGTTGGCCAGCTCCACCACGATCGTCACGTTGACCATGGCATTGAGGGAGGCCACGCTGAGGCCCCCGGAGTCGCGAAGGGTGCAACTGATATGCGGTGCCACCGGCTTTTCGCTGAAGCCGTGCACGGTGTCCATGCCCGTGAGCGATTCGCGGGTGACCAGCGATGGCTTGTATTCAAAATCGCCGGCAAGCATGTAGGTGACGCCGTCGACCGAGAGGTATGCGGTACCGGCAAGCCGGTTGGTGGGGTTTGCCATGGTGTTCTCCGGACAACAAAAAAGCCGCCCGGAGGCGGCTTGCGGATGGAAGGGTTTGGTTCAGCGAATCAGAGGCGGAACTGCGCCAGCAGTGCGACCGTGCGAAGCTGGTTGATCAACTCACCGGGCCAGAGCACATCAACCCGGTTCGGATTGGTGGCGTTCTGCTGCACGATCAGGTTGGCTGCGAAGTCGGTGCTGTCCTGCACGTAGCCGTTGAATTCAAGCGTCTGATACTCGGCGATGATGCAGGCGCGGATGGTGGATGGCGTCACCAGCGCCGAACCCGGGGCGAAGCGGGTGCCATCGGCCGCCAGCTTCACCCGCGAGAACTTCGATGTGATGACGCTGGCCAGATCGCGCAGAACGAACATCAGCAGGAACATGGTCTCGATCTCGAGATAGCTGTTGTCCGCCTGGTTGAAGGCGTTCTTTTGGTATGTGGTGATGACGTTTTCCAGCGCGACGGTGCCATCTTGTGCAACCGTGAAGGTGCTGATGCCGTCGAACAATAGCGTGTTGCGCTCGCTGAGCGTGAACTGCGAGGCCAGCGGCGGCGCCTGCATGGTGCTGAGTGCCAGCGTCTGCAGGGGCACGCCTGGATCCGTGCGCAGCGATACCGCAGCGGTACCTGCCAGATCGGCAGCAATCAGCCAGTTAGGCGTCGGCGAGCCGCTGAAGCCGAGAATCGTCTCGTGCTGGTTGTTGCGCGCATTTCCAGCCGTGACCAAACCAGAATAGGTTCCCCGCTGTGCCGCGAACACATGGCCATAGACCTGACTGTTCCAGCTCCAGCGCCCGGTCGTGTCGTTCAACAGCGCTTGAAGCGCATTGAGGGAAGTCGGATCCGTATAGGGACAGATAATGAAATCAAACGGCTTATCGCCGAGGTTGGACAGTGCCGTGGTCAGCGTCGGATTGGTGGCACCGGACGCCATGGCGACGAAGACAATCGTGACGCCGGCTGGCGTGGCTTCACCCGCTGCGCTGCCGCCATAATTGATACGAAGGTCGATATCGTTGCCCGCCGCTCCCTTGTTTTTCGCGGTAAAAGTCACGACGCCCGCGGCGGCGGCGGCACTGACCGGCAGATTGGGATTGGCCGTGACGGCTGCCACGATGGCCGCGGCAATGGTGGTCGGCGTATCCGTCGTGGCTACGGCCACACTGATCTTGAAGCCGCCGATATACAGCGATACGACGCCGGCGGCCGTCGGAGCACCGGTGATGGTTGCGGTACCGGCGGCAGCGACAGAAGATCCATCGTCGGAAAGCGGCAGATACCAGAGTTCGCCGAAGTTATCGGCAGCGAGATAGGCCGCCGTCATCAGCGCCAGCATGGAGCCTGCGCCACCTTGGGCGATTGCATCGCTGGCACCCTGACTGATAATCGGGATATTCGGCGCGGCGGCACCGGCGCTGAGAATCTGCCCGATGACAAGGGCGCGTTGCGTTTGCTGTCCGCTGTTGGCTGCCGAGTTGTTGACCTCGGCGAAGAACAGCGGTAAGCGCAGATTCTGGGGAATAGTCTGGAAAGGGACGGTGCTCATTCGTCATTACTCCGAAAGGTGGCGGAAGTCACCGCGCTGGTGGATTTGGGAGGTGTCGTGACGACGTCGCCGTCGGCAAGCCGGCGCTGCCAGAAAAGATCGTTGTCGGACACGTCGCGCCCGGATTCGGGCAACAGGTCTTTCTTGACCGGATCCCTGCAAAGCAGGCCGGGGGCGGGATACACGCGCATGGGTGATGTCCTATTGAGGCAGGGTGATATCGGCGCCCGCTTCGGCGCGCCCATCTGGGCCGCTGGTGCGCGGCGCCGGTTCTACAGATGAAGGGAATGGCGGATTCGCGTAGGTACCGTTGGGGTCGAATACGTTGACGAGGTCCGCATCGACCGTGATTTGCTCCAGCGCGTTGGACGGGACGACGTAAAAGTCTTCCGGTCCCTGGTAGAACTGCATGCCGACGTCCATTTCCAGCTCGCCGAGGTTTTGATCACCTTCGCCGCTGACTTTCTTCTCCACGCTCACGAAGGGGAACTGCTCGAGCAGCACCATCAATGGCGTGTAATTGATCAGCGCCACCTCGATCTGACGCTGTATGTTCTCCAGCGCGACCAACGCATTGGCCGCCCCTGCTCCGTTGGCCAGCGCCTGCGTCTGCACACGGGCCTGGATACGGATCGTGGCGGTGACGGTGAATTGCGGGGCGCCATTCGGGCCGAGGGATTCCTTTTCCTCTTTCGGCGTCTGCAGGTACAAGACGGGGTAACTACCGCTCCACGTCGGCCAATCCAGAATGGAAAAGACGTTCGCGGCGGCATCGGTAGTGCCGGTAAGGGCCGTCACGGCCAATGCACGCAGCGTGGCTGCCGTCGTGGTCATGGGTTGCCCGTATCAGCCAGCATCAGCTTGATCCAACCATGGCCATCAGGTCGGACATCACGAATGAAGTAGAGCTTGCCGACGCTGGGGATGCGTACCTGATCGCCCTGCATCGGCTGGCCCGTGAAAAGTGCTGCGCGGACGCCAAGAACGGGTTGCACCGCATTGGCATCCACCCCGACATCAATCAGCGTCACATCCTTGTAGGCGCTGTCGAAGACGCCGGTGATGGCGTAGCCCGAACCGCCGGCAGGGATGTAGGTCGCAGGCTCGCCGAAGACGCCTTCGCATGGACCCAGCACCATGGCATCCCAGTCGATGGGCATTACGACGCGAGCCGTACCGTGGGGCCATCCGAGACCTTGAGGTTGGGTCCAGGACGGGAGGCGATGAATTCCTCATCGGCGCCGATCAGGAACCCCAGCTTGCGCAATTGGCGAACTTCGCCAACCGGCAACGCGACCGTCTTCCCGGGGCCGACGCGAACGCCCTCCCCGTTGATGACGGAACGGCCGTGCGCCACTACGGCTTCAGCAGTCTTGCCCGCTTTTTGTTCAGCCGGCGGCGGTGCGCCGGCATTCACCGCACTCATCAACTCACCACGGGCGCGCAGACGTTGGCCGAGAAGCTGGCGTTGACGCGCGATGGGATGATCAGTGGCGAGCTCTGCATCAGCAGAATGCGCTGGGCCGGGTCGTTCTCCACCCAGGTCTTCGGCGCATACGGCAGCGAGGCATAGTTGAATGCCGGGTCGAGGATCTGACCAAAGGCGCGGGTGCCCATCAGGTCCGGTCCGGACATCAACACGGTGCCATCGACCAGCATGGGCTGCTCGACGTTGTTGTCGTCGATGTACCAGTCGTTGTAGACGTACAGATCGTATTGACCCCAGCGACCCTTGTATTGCGCGCCCGGAACGATCTGCGCACCAGGATTGATGCCGTTGGCGTCTTCACCCAGCTTCGGGTAGAAGATCGCGCCCTTGAGCAGCGGATCGGCCAGAAATGCAGTCCACGGCGAAGTGGTGAAAATGATCTTGGTCGCCGTGCCGCCTGACAACTTCATGATCTGATGCTGCCAGGCCTCGATGTTGGTGCACGGAGTGGCCGTGCCGGCAACAACCGCGGCGGCAGTCCACTTTGCAGTTCCGGTAAGCGCCACACTGAGGCTGGCATCGCGACCGAAGTCGATCAATTCGGTGGGGAAGCCTTCCCCCTTCACGGTAACGGTGCCAGTGCTCAGCGCCGATGCCGCCATCCACTCCAGGCGGCGATCGAGCATGTCGATCTGGTCAGCCATTTCGAAGTTGATGTTTGCCATCTCACGCTCGGCACCCGTCAGGTCGCCGCCGCCGATGCGCTCACCGATCTGACGCATGACCGGCTTGCGCAGATCCGGTGCGCGCTTGTCCTTGATGTAGGCCGGCTTGTAGATGTTGGTCTGGTAGCGACGCTGCTCGACCAGCTTGCCCTCAACCAGCGGCGAGACGAATGGCGACATGCGGCGCAGGCCGACATCGATGTCGATGGCGACGAACTCGGTCTCGCTCATCTTGATGTTGGGAAAGAAGTTGTCCAGCAGGAATTTCTGCGAACGCTTCAGGGTGGGCACCACCTGGATCAGGTCAGTGGTGCTAAACGGGAACGAGGTGGTAGCAGACATTGACGTCTCTCCGAGAGGTGGGATCGGTAAATCCGGGCCAAAAAAAACCCCGCCGAAGCGGGGTGTCAGGAAGCCGGTGGGTACGGGTTACGGGGCGGAGTTGTTGGACGGCACGCCGGCCGACACGGAGCTCTTGGCGAACAGGCCGTAAGCCCGCAGGGCGGTGGTCAGGGTGGCGGCCGTCCAGCTGGCGTCATACGTGAGTGCGTTGACGTTGAACTCGCCCGCCACATAGGCACCGGTGTTGACCGGACCGGCTGACGCATCGGCGGCATCGGCCAGGATGGCTACCGGGTTCTGGCTGCCATCTGAGGCTGTCTTGACGCTCTCGATGTACGTTCCCACCGCATCGGCAACCGTCACGGTGAACGAATCGCCCGCGACGAAGGCGGTGCCACCAGCCGTGATCGTGAAGTTGATCTCGGTACCGGTGAACGGCGTGCCGGCGACGGCCGTACCGAGTGAGGTGCCCTCCGGATCCACTACGGCGAAGTGCGTGGCATCCGTGGCCGTCAGGGCATAGTTGCCCGTCTTGGGCGCGGATCCGACGCTGAGCGTGCCGATGGTGCCGTTACCGGTATTGCCGGCGGCGGCCACGGCGGTGATCGGCTGGGCCGTCTGCTGGCCAAGCACGGTACCGCGGGCGAGCGTACCTGCGGCGAGGATGATCGGCTGCGAGACCAGATTTCGTGCGTCCGCAATCAATTGATCGGGAACATAGACCTGGGCCTGAATGCCGGGCTGCTGGGGGTTGTCCCCAAGGACGCTGGGAGTGAGCGACATGGTGTTCTCCGGGTAGGACGGGGTGGGATCAGCGGGTGCCGCTGAAATCAGTGAATGACGGCTTTACTTGCTGGGGCGCGCCTTTTCGCCGGCGGCGATTATCGCCGCCGCAACAGGCGACATGCCGGAGGGCGCGGCTTTGCCACCATCGAGACCGACTTGCGGCACCGACTGGCCGGACATGCGCTCGGCCAGGCTGCTGCGGGTTACCGCCATGATGGGCTGAGGCTGGCTGACCGCAACCGACTGCAGCACCGCGATGGCCTCTTTGCGCGACATGTTGGTATTGAACGCAAGGTTGGCCGCAACGTGCGGGATGCCAGCTGCCGACGGACTGGCGAAGATTGCCGCGCAGCGCGAGCGCTCGCGCCGACGCGCGCTCTTGGCTCGGCCGCGCCGCGATTCCTTTTCGTCGTCCTCCTTGTCATCCTTTTCGTCGTCCTCGTCATCCTCTTCCCCTGCTTCCTTGCGGGCCTTCTTGGCCTCGTCGTCCTTTTTCTTGTCATCTTCGGCCTTCTTGGCCTCGTCGTCCTTTTTCTTGTCGTCTTCGGCCTTCTTGGCTTCATCCTCGTCGAGCTTTTCCATGCGCTTGGCATAGTCGTCGTCGGACTCATCAGACTTCTGTTTGCGCTCGTCGTCGTCCTCAGCGCGAGCAGCAAGGCCAAGCAGGTGCGCGAACGGAGCCGCGGCCAATTTCGTGCGGATACTCATGGTGTTTCTCCGGGTAGTGGGTTTAGGCCAGCTCTTTGAGCAGCGCCCGAAACGCGGCATCGGGAGCCGCAACAGCATCCGCGAGCCCCTGGGCGACACCTTGTTCGCCCAGATAGGTCACGGCTTGGGTATCGCGCACCGAACTGGCCGCGATATTTCGGTTACGGGCGACTGTGTCGACGAACAGCTCGCCCATGGTGTCGATGTCCGCCTGGAAGCGCGCCAGCGCCTCCTTGGACAGTGGTATCTCGGGGTGACCATCAGCCTTGCGGTCGCCGTACGTGATGAAGGTGACCTGAAAGCCAGCGCTGGTGAGCGCCTTGCTGAAATCCATATGCATGCAAATCACACCGATCGAACCTACGCCGCCGGTGCGGGGCACGATGATCCGGTCTGCTGCACTCGCGATCGCATACGCCGCTGAATAGGCCGAGTCGCTGAGGATCGCCCAGATCGGCTTGCGGCCACGACCTTCATAGATCGTGTCGACCAGATCGAAGCAGCCTGAAACCTCGCCGCCTGGCGAATCCACGTCGAGCATGATCGCTTCGACATTCGGATCATCCAGCGCAGTGAGGAACGCTTGGCGCATACCGTCGTAGCCCGTCATGCCACTGTACGGGCGCAGGCTGCCGAGCTTCTGCACCAGCGTTCCATGCACCGGGATGACCGCGACGGGACCGGCCATGTCGTAGCCGGTGTCGCTACCGCGCTGACTGTAGTCGTAGGCTTCATCATCGTGCATGGCCAGCGGCTGCACGATGATGGCCTCACCCGAGGCGCGCATCAGGTGCGTGATACCAAGACGCTCGCCGAGCGCCGCCATGATGACTTCGGCCTTGTCCGGATGGATCGCCAGCGGCCGATTGAACAGGCGCTGGGCAAGATGCGCGAACTGCATCAGGTAACCTCCGGGTCAGCGATGGTTTTGGATGCCGGCACTTCACCGGCGGGGTTCATGCCAGCCCAGGTCGGTACCGGAATGCCAAGCTCCTTGAACCGGTTGATCTCGCGCGCGCGCTGCTCGAGCACTTCCTCGTAGTCCAGGCCTTGCTCAGCGCATTCGCGCTGCAGAGTGGACAGACCGGCGTCCATGCCAAGCACGGCTCCCTTCTTTTCGTCGACCGGATCGACCCAGCCGCGGCCCGGCCCCATCCAATCGCACCGTGAATACATCGCCCGGCATTCCATGAACTCGGGAGCGCCGGACGGCAGCGGGTAATCGTCGATATCCATCGACTCTTCCAGCCAAGACGACACGATGGGCTGAGCGAAGCCTGCCGAGAAATCGAGCACCCGGCGATGCAGCGTCTTCCACGCTTCCAGCAACGCGGCGCGCATGCTGCTGTAGTTGGTGTCGGAATAGTTGTTGCTGACTTGCTGCGGCGACTGGCCGGTGGCGGCCGAGATGTTGCGCAGGAAGGTCGCCTCAAATTCCTTGAAGTTGCCGTTGGGGCGCTCGGCCGCCACGGCGTTGATCTTCTCGCCAGGGAACAGGATCGGCAGACGCGAACCGCCCAGCATGGTGCGGCGCTCATCGTGGAAACTCGATCGTGCGCCTTGGTAGGCGCTCAGATCCGTCGTATCGCCAATGGCCTGCTCGACCAGCTGGTGATCGAACGGGCTTTCGATGTAGGCGCCGAAGATGGCATTGATGATGGCCGAGTCCAGCTCGGTGGCATCGTATTTCGCCAGCATGCGCATGCGCTGCAGCACTGGCGCGAAGATGCCGGCGCCACCGCGATGCTGGCCGGCGCGGTCATGATCGAAGTCGTGCACGATGTTCGGCCGACCCCACTCCGTTTCTCGTGGAATCAGATCCCAGCGGACACTATCCGCTGCCGCCCACCAGTCGCCCTGGTGTGCGCGCCGAATCCAATAGCCCACCGCCGCACCTAGCTCGTCGACCTCCACGCCACCGCGCTGGGTCTGCGTGTCGAAACGCAGTTGCGGATTCGACAGGCGATCCGGATCGATCAACTGGATGGCAGTGCCGTAACGCGCCTTGCCGTAGCCAACACGTTTCGGCAGGTAGAGCACTTGCGCCAGCGCGTCGCCGTCGATCAGCTTGTGGCGCAGCCCCAGGCGCATCTGCTGGGTGACATTCAGGCACCGTGCGGCATCACAATACTTGCCCGGGTCATTTGCCCAGGATCGGTAATGCGCGCCGGCGCGACGCCCAAACTCGGCAGCCCAGCTCGCGTCGAATCCCTTGTTGCCGGTGTACGCAGCCAGCGCCGCATAGTCCGGTTTGAAGCTCGGCCAGAAATGACCACCGATGGCGTTGTCGAGGATCCGGGTGACCGACCCCGACGCCCAGCCATCGTTGCGCACCAGGTCGCGGACGCGCGAGACGATGCGGTCCCGGTACATGTTGAGGTCGCCGTCGGGCGACGCCAAATACGGACGCCACTCGGCGACGTGCTCGCCGTAGATGTCGGCAGCGTCATAGGGCGAATTGCCGCCACTGGCCAGCATCTGCGCGCGCGACGGCCGCAGTGGCGCGGACTGGATGGGCTGGCCATTCGGTCCGAGGATGCGCACGGGGTTGCCCATCTATCGGTACCAGAACCGAACAGGGCGGCGTGCCCGCGAGACGATGCCGAGCTGCGACTGCAGCAGCTGAATCATGTTGGCCAGCGCCGGCAGGTTCGCGCGGGTGTACGTGACCGACTTGGCACCATCGCCCTGGGTATAGCTGTAGGACTCGCCCTTCGCGCCTGTAGACAGGTCGATGTATGCCTGCTGCGCCACGGCCAGAGATGCCTGGAGCGCTGTGGTGTTCATCCCCGCCAACAAACTGGTGGCTGGGTTGAAGGTAGGTGCGCAGCTCAAGGTGAATCTCCTATGCCAGGCGACTGGCAAGTGATTTGGTTTTCGAGGCTTCTTTCGTGACGCTTGGACCTGGCCGCCGCTTCGGCACTTCGCCGGCGCCCGCCACAGGGTTGCCTTCTTCATCGATCACGTTGACCGGCGGTCCGACGGTCGCCGCGACCTCGTCTGCGCGCCGGTTCAACTTCAGCCCCATGTGAAGCAGGCTGCAGAGCGCCGCATAGGCGTATACGCGGCAATCCAGTGCTTCATTGGCTCGGCCTGGGCGCAGTTCCCAAACCCGGTACCGCTGCCCTGCCGTGGTCTTCAACACCGACCGTTCGGCGGTGAGCTGTGCGAAATAGTTGATGTCCCGATCCGTCGGGAAGTGCATAAACCCAGCCACAGCCACGTCGCCCTTGTCGGGCTTCTCTTTCCGCAGCCGACTGACGATGGTGTCTTTCGCCGCATTCACGCCGAGGATTACCGGCCGATATGACTTCTTGGTCTTGGACGTCGGCCGCGCCGTCGGCCATACGGGCGATCGCTTGCCGTTGCGAGCCGACTCACCCTTGATCGCCCAGATGCGCCTGCCTATGCGCGCCTTGCAGAAATCGTAGACAGCTTGTGTGTGGTGGCCGCCAGAGTCGATGCAGCCAGCCATGATCTCGAACCCACGTCCGTCGGCGCGATTCCACAACCGCTTGAGGTACATGTCGAGCTGGATCTGCACCTTCGGGTCGGAAAACTCACCATCGACGACGTGATAGGCGACCGACCAGGATTCTTCGTTCCTACCCCAGCCGACAATCTCGAGCTCGATGCGGTAATCCTGCACGTCAACGCCGACCGTGAGCACCGCGACCGCGTCCGGCACATCGGCCGGCCAAACCTCGCACCGCGCCGCCAGCGCCTCGATCTGGATCTCCTTACCCGAATGGCGCCGATACGGCATGCCCATCTGGGTGTTCCACCAAGTCTGCAGTTTTTCCTCGTCGTCCTTTGCAGCCATCCACTTCTTGGCGATATCGGCCGGCTTGTCCTTTGACCATGGGCTGTAGAGCTTCGAGGCCTGGAAGCCAGCATGCTCGTTGTCCACGCCCATCGCGCCGCAGTCCGGGCAGATGGCCCGATAGACGGCGAAACGATCGCTGACCAACCAGCGCCAGACCTCGTCGACCGATTCTTCGTCCTGCAGCGGCCATGCTGTCTCGTAGGACTCCATGGGCACGTGCCGCTGTCCGCAGCAGTTGAATGGCCGCGTCTGGTGCCAGCGCACAGTCTGGAGTGCCCGCAGGCGCTCACCTTCCGACCATACCGAACCGCACCGCTCGCAGAAGATACGGGCGCTGCGCGTCTGGTGGGTACCACCTTCCTTGTCCCACTGGACGTGCTTGAAGAAATCCAGGAACTGCCGGTGCTGGCAATGCGGGCAGCATACCGATGCCCGGCGTTGATCTGACTCGGCGTAACTGGCCGCAATGCGGCTTTCATCCTCGACCGTCGGCGAGCAGGCCCGCACCGACAACCAGTTGGCTCCGAAGCTGGCCGTGCGCTCTTCCGCCAGCGCGATTGGATCGCCCTCACGGGTGATCGGATATTTGTCGACCTCATCGCAGAGCAGCACGCGAATCGGGCGCCGCGCCAGATTGTCCGGGCTGCCGGCGCCAGCAAGCGCCAGAAAACCGCCCGGGAATGCCTTGTAGAGCAGGGTCTCATCAGAGGCCCGGGTCTTGCCGACACCGATCAACTCCCGCAACACCGGTGTGACCCGGATCAGTGGGGCAATGCGCTCCTTGCTGAACTGCTCGGCGGCATCCTCCTTTGGCTGCAAAAGCAGCATCGGTGACGGATCCAGATGCGCGTAATACCCGAAAATATTCTCCAGCAGCGCCGTCTTCAGGATCTGCGTGCTGACCATCGCCGTGATGACGTGCACGCCCGGCTCGGTGACCGCAAGCATGAGCCCACGCGCCACTTCGACGGTCGCCGTCTCCCACCTGCCCGATGTACTGCCAGACTCCTTGGCCAGGCGCCGGTACCGATCGGCCCAGTCGGGCACGCTGATGCGCGGCGGCGGTGTCCATCCTCGACTCCAGGCATGCGCCAAGCGTTCCCGCTTATTCGCTCCTGAAGTCGACGTCTGGCTCGCCGAGCTGCTCGATGTGCTTATGGACATGTGTCGTCAATATCTCGGTGACCCGGTCAGCCTCGAGGCCGAGATCGGCGGCAATCATTGCGCCGACCCGGGCTGGCCAGTTGAGCCACGCGTCCCGCTGAGCTCGGGCGCCTTCGAACAACACCCGCTCAGCCATCGACAACTCGATCAACTCTCCTGACTTTTGTTCGAATTCGAGCTGCCGCAACAGCGCCAGGTAGTTCTCTTTGTTCTGGAGCGCTTCGCCATACGGAAGCATGCGCACCGCACCGCTTTTGAGTAGACGCTCGGCGGCGTCCTCGAGCGACTCGTCAAGCGGAACATCGATATTGGCCGCCAGTGGTGAAATAGCTTTGGGTGCAAACACCTGTTGGACGGTGTTTGCAGCTTTCGGCGCCGGTTTTCCACCGACTGCGTTGCCTTCTCGCCAAGGCGAACCAACCAGCTTTGGATCGAGCTTCTTGTCTTCGTTAAGCCGCAGCCGGCCTTGTTTTATCGCCCGATGAACCAGCGTGTCGGATACGTGCTCGCGCCTGGAAAACTCGCGAATCGATATGCCATCGTTCATAGAACAGAACAATCAGTTGGCGCGACTGCAAACAGGAGTGCAAACACCTTTCAGACCCTATAGCTGGTGAACTAACGCGACGCGCAATGCCCACGTTGCATAGGTTGACCGGAAGGACCCATTTACTTTGCCGTTGCCATGGCTTTGGCCATGCCATCGGTGAACGCTTGAACGAAACCGCGCTCGATGACCTTCTTCCCTGTCGAACCGAACTGGAGCCGCTTGTTGACTGGCAACGCATCACCGAAGCGGATCAACAGCTTCAGATGTGCAGGCTTCCCACGGCTCGCCTTGATGCGCTGCCATACTCCATTGACTGTTCCATGCGCTGTCTTCACTGGTCCGATGAAGACGTTAGGCATAGCCTTGAGACGCTTCAATGTGGCGCGTGTGAGCTGACCATATTGATCAAGCCGAATGTTCTTCGGATTCAGCAACGCTCTGCCAGGCAGCACATGCGAACCGCCATCCTCATAGGGCGCCAGATATTTGGCAGCAACCGGACGGATGAATACGATGGCCGTCAACGTCTGCTTGGTCGCCCCGCGCATGCCCACCGCATTCACAGTGAACGGTTTGGGATGCTTGAACGTGGCCTTGATCTGGCCCTGCTCCGCGATCTGAACACGCTTGGCGAGCGAGTTCAGAGCCAAGGTAGTGGCGTAATCAATCTGCTTGTGAGCCAATGCCGTCAGCTTTTTGCTGACCTCCTTGATATTCGATCGAATGGAGATGTCGACGCCAGACATAGGTTACAGATCGCTACGCTCTGGCCAGCGCTTCCCCATTTCATCCGTCGACCGTGTCATGTCATCCCACAATTCCCTTTCTTCGCGCTCGCGGCGATCCGTTCGGATCTCCCACCAACCCCAAGCGCAGACCAATAGAAGCGCGACTCCGAAAATGGTGAGTTTGATCCACATGGCATTCACCCGAGGGCCGAGATCACCCGATTGATGTTGTGATCAACGATGTTGTCGACCGGCATCGAAGGCGCACCGATAAGTGTCAGCGGCCCGGGTAACGTCAGCTCAAGCGGCACTTCCGTCACCAGATCACGGCCATTGCGGGTCGCACAGAACGGAACCGTCACCGTCAGTAGCAGGTTCGCCATGACCTCATCGCCGCAGAGTCGAGGCGGCTCGAAAGCGTAGACCGGAACACTCACATCACGAACCGCCCATTCGGCGGCGCAGATGATCGCCAAGGCGGCACCGAGGCTATGACCAGCTACGGCATAGGGTGGCGGAAGCGCCAGGCATTCCAGTCGGATGGCTTGCCAGGCGTTCCAGAAACCGGCATGCAGCTTGCCGAGGTTCGGCACATCTACCAGTTCAATATCGAAATTGTGCAACCACGAGTCGATATCATCACTGCCGCGAAACACATGCACGTTTCCGTAAAGGTGCATGCGCGAGGCGCTATCTGGCTGCCCAATGGTCGGCGCGTCCGTGTAGGCACGCGCGGACAATAGGGCGAAATCGACCGGTTTCATTTACCGACGCTGGATGCCGCTGCGGGAACGGCCGACTTCGCGGCTTGGATCTGCTGCTCCACGACGCCAGCCAGTCCCATCGCTGTCTCAGCCAGCACCAGCGCGCCTTGCACCTGCGCCTGCTGAGTTGGCGGCAATGGCAGCGTGCCTACGATGGTTCCCAGCGCCGGCAGCGCCTGCTGGGCCAGCGCCTGTACGTTCGTGGCAGTCACCGTCGCGCCGGCCGCACAGACGGCGGCAATGGTCGGCTGAGCGGCAATCAAGTCGGCATTGGCCTTCGTGGCAAACGCCTTGGTGGCCGGATTGGCTTCGGCGACGGCATTGAACGCGGTCAGCTGCGTCATCGCCAGATTGATCTGCGGGCACGCAACAGCGGCGATCTGTGCGGGACTCAGCGGCTTCGGGCCAGTGGTGGCACAGGCAGCCAGCAACAGCATGGCGACAAGCGCCACAATCATGGTTTTGATCTTCATGGGGTTACCTTTGGGGTAATGGTTGATGCCATTGAATCGGCAGCGGCGGACTGTTTGTCATGACTTGCAGAACTGCCGAAAAAATAGGAAAGCACGATGCCTGTGGCAGCATTCCATGCACCGACGATCGTTCCCACTAATACGCTGTCAGCCCCGGAAGGAAGCCCGCGCGCCAGCAGATACCCATCGATGACACCGGTAAGTAGCAGCGTTAGGATGGCAAGACATCCGGCGAGAACGGTGTTCTTCATTTCTTCGGCCATATCGCTTGAATCATCAGCCAGATCGCGCCGCCTGCTGTCGCTATACTTCCCAGCAGCTTGATGAACTTGACCATGCCGCGAGCTGTATTCCAGGCCTCGACTAGGTCATGTACCTGCTGCGATAGTTCGCGCACCTCGGCACGCAGCAAGCGCATTTCGTGGTGATTGATCTCGCCCTGAGAACCGTCACTCATGCCAGTGTGCCCCCTGCTGTCGTATAGGCCGCCTGTAGATCGGCCAGTTTGTTCTCATGCTGACCGTAATCAGCGCCAGGAAAAGAAGCCCAGAGATGGGCGCACAATGTGATCGCTGCAGGCAGCTTCCCCGCGTCGATCAATGGAAGCGCATGCGCTTCACGGATTTGCTGAAGCGTGATCAGGTCTTGGCTCACTGGCCCGAAGTCGGACAAGCCAAGCATCTTCGAATAGGCCACCCAGTTCGAGTATTTCTCCTGGTACCGCCCCGCTGCAGTGCTGTCTTCCTCAGCCTCAAACTCGTCCGGGTGCTTGGAATAGTCAGGCGAACCATCCGGCAACGTAGGAAATAGGATCAGATGCTGCGGGGTCGAACCGACGATGACGTTGTAGCCGTCGTCGGTCAGCGGCAGGAGGGCGGCGCCGGTGTCGCTGGCGGCGATCATGTCCAAGAACGCGCAACGATTTGCACCACCAGCTTGGTCGGCAGTGATGCGTGGCATATCGGATATCCTGAGATATTGGCTAGCCGCCTAGGACTTGAACCTAGAACCTCGGAATTTGGAGTTCCGCGCTCTGCCAGTTGAGCTAGCGACTATTAGTAACGAAGAAACCCCGCCATTTCTGGCAGGGTTTCGGGTACGCAATTGCTCCAGTGGTGGCGAGCGTCAAGGGCATTGTAGGAATTAATCGGTAGGTGAACAACTACTAAACTGACGCGGCTTTCGACAACTCCCTTGTCGCCTGATGCACCTCGTCGTTACATTTTTCAAACAACCATTCGTAGGGTTGTTCCCACATTTGCCGGTAGCTCTGATGCTTCATGCGCAACTGAGCGGCACGCCATACCGGACCGCGTATCGTCTTGCCGGTGCCTGCACAGCGCATGCATCCCCTGACCAGTTCGCCAGCCATACCGGCGCCGCGGCCCTTGCAGTCAGGACAGGTGCGTGGGTCGATCAGCTCATTCACCACCGCCCTGCGAATCAAGCTATACGTTTCGTCGATGCGTGGCCACATGTGATGCCGCGCGCGAACCAGTTCGTTTTGCGCCTGCTTGCGTGCCCACCCCGTTTCAGCGGTCTGCTCATGAATCTGGGCAGTCACCAGCGCGTCCATGCGCTCGCGCCATTCACCGAATTGCAGATCGATCAAGCGTTTGTCCAGATCAGCCGCATTGAGCTTAGCGCCCTCCGGCCACCAAACCCGACACAGCAGCTCGCGACCGATTCCTTGTGGGATGAATGCGATGGACGCCGCGATGTCTTGCTGCGTCAGTTCCTGGATTCCGCCCGATCCGACATCGAATCGCGCATTCGCAGGATTGAGCCTTGCCAGCAAATAAGCAGGATGCGTCATCACTTTCCCCTGATCGATTCGAGAAACTTGCGGATATGAAGAAGAAACCTGAGCCTGACGATAAAGAGCAGTCTGCGCGGTTCGTTGAGACCGCAGAACGTCTTGTAACGGAAGAGGACGAAAAAAACTTCGAGGTGGCGATTCAGTTGATCGCGCGTAAGCGTCCAATTGATCCTGGAAACAAGCAATGAACGCAGATTTAGTCATAGCCTATTTCGCTGAGTCCAAGCAATCTGTCAAATGGGCAAATGATGCAATCAACGAGCTGCACGAATCCGCAACTGCTTTCTTTAAGGGTAATGTTACAGAAATCATTACCCAAGTTGATACGCAAACCGGAGAGAATATCCAAAAGCTGAGGCTCAAAGTCCCTTTTCCTGATGGATTCAGCAGAAAAACGACTGAAGCTCTCACAAACATTAAGCACGCATTTGATCAGGCTGTATTCGCCTCTCAGAGCGCTATTGGGATTTCTAACAGTAAGAGTAACTTCCCTTGGAGCCAAAACCCGAGCGATCTGGAACATCGAATTAGGAAGATCGATGAAAGATTGCGGGACGCAATCTCCAAACATGAGCCATATTCCAGATCGGACAGCTACTCTGGAGGCAATGACGTTATTCGGGGATTGGCCAGCTTGGCTAATAACAAACACACCGTGGGCCTTTCCGTTGATACCCGTATCTCCACGTCCAACATCCCTGATGTATCCGGAAATGTCACATCTCTCAGCATTAACCATCCAAGGTGGGATACGGAGAAAAACGAAGCAGAATTGATACGGTGGAAAGGGGACGCGAATGTGAGTCGCAATCACCGTTTTGGATTCCAGATAATTTTTCAGGATACCGTTCTTCCGCATCCGGTGAATATTATTGACGGGCTTAGGGCTTTCGCGAATAAGGCTGATGCAGTTATAGAAAGCCTCCAAGCTAGATGCCTTGAAATCGTAGCCGCATCCATCCCTTGATTGCGCGTTCATATTACGCACCTCTCCTTTGGGTACGTAAAATATAACATTGCCAAAAATAAGCTGCGATCTAGCCGGATTGAGATGTAGCCGCGGTTATGCCTCGATCCCGCAATCTCCTTCTTGCGGCCAGCTCCCTTACCGACTCGGTCGTGCACCCACTTGAAGACGCCTGTTTCCGGGTCGTAATGAAGCAGTTCATGCAATCGCGCGCGAGTGAGCGTCACGGCGGCTACTCGATTAAGTCGCATCGACATACCCCTTCCAAAGCGCGAACGCCACATCAGCTCCACGGCATGTCGCCGCCTCATATCCAAGCTGGATCGACTCAGCGATCCACTCGCTCTGTTCGCGGCTGGCATAGCCAGTCAGGGACTTCATTTCGATGTATAGCCCATGACGTCCAGCACGGGCGATGCTGCAGAAGATGTCGGATACCCCCGCGGTGACGCCTTCTGCCTTCAGCCGGCCAGCTTCGCGTTTTGAGCGGCCACCGCCGTTTGGAATGGCGAACGTTCGGCGCGCCGCTATCGCATAGCGAGCATCAAGAACAGCCAGTTCACCAATTCGCCGAAAGAAGTTGACCTGTTCCTGATGTTCCGGATCCTGCCGCGGTTGTCCGGGCGCTTGAGTTGGTGCACGTGGCTGACGAATGCGCGGCACCGCCGGAGCTCCTTTCCCTTGCGCCTCGACCTTGTTGCGGATCGAGTCAGGCATGGCTGCCACACTGCTGAAGCGCAAGGCACTGCTGTGACGACTACCCATGGTGGTACCTCGCCAGTCGGTAGCCGGAGAGTTCCTCAGCCTTTGCCAGCAGCGATTCGGCAGTGATGACTTCGCCCTGCACTTCCATCTGAACCTTCGCTTGGCGTGCCCACTCCTGATCACGGAGGCAACGCGGACACATAGCGGCCTCAATCCGGCCGGCCAACATGTGGTTCGCGTTGTACATGCGGCGGTGGTACTTGCAGGTGACGCGCATCGCCAGCAACTTGGCGTTCATCCCAGGAGGAACGTATTCCGGATTGTGGCGCTGGTAGGCCATCAGCGATTCCCCAGCCCAGCCGCCTGCAAGCGATTGCCTGGCTGTGTCGGGTTGACCTGTTCCAGCGGGGCTTCTTCGCTGTCGTCACGGCGCCAAGCGTTTTGCTGCCACAGGATCTCTGCGACTTGTGCGGACGTCATCTTGCTCACGGTCTATCCCCTGGAATGGTTGGGTGAACTTCGCGCCACGCGGCCAGCCAGCGGTAGGCCGTTGCACGTGAAACATTGAAGTTGTCGCGTATGTGCTGAGTACCCTCGACCATGCTGATGGCGTCGAGCAGCTTCGGCCGCGCTGCGCACCACTCGGCGAAGCGGATCCAGAACACGATGCCGTAGTCGCATTGGTTGCCTTGGACGCGCCGGATCATACCAGCGCCTGCTGTTGCTGGCCGCGGTAGCTCGTCCAGTTGAACGACAGCACCGGACCGACTTCGCGGAACCGATCGGCGACACGCTGGCCGAGGAACTTCTCCAGCTCCGCCGCGTCGAGGTTCGATATCAGAATCATCGAGCGCAGGTGCTGGTAGCGCTCGTTGATGATTTCGAACAGCAAGGTCAGCTCGTGGTCGCTGCCGTTCTGCACACCGATCTCGTCGATGATCAGCAGGTCTGGCCGGCGCAGGTCGTGGAGCGCCTTGTTCTCGTCGCCCTTCCCGCCGTACGTCGCCTTGACGGTGCGCAGGATGCTGGCCACGGTGCCGAACGCCACGGTGGCAAGGTGGTTCACCATGATCTGGTTGGCGATCGCGCAGGCAAGGTGCGTCTTGCCGGTGCCGGGACCGCCGGTCAACACCAAGCTGCCGCCCCGTACCGATTGGGCTTCCCAGCTTTCGGCGAAGCCCTGGCATACCGATCGAGCGACGCGCTGCTCCGTCGTCGTCGCCTTGTAGTTACCGATGGTGCGGTCAGCGAACCGAGGCGGGATGCTTGCGATGTCCAGGATCTTCTGCAGCTTCTTTTTTTCGAGTGCCGCAGCGGCCCGGCGGCGGTTCTCCGCGCCGTAGCGTTCCGTCATCTCGTCAACGCATTTCGGGCAGTCGTTGACGCCAGGTGAAGCAGGCTCGCCGTTAGGAAACCGGTAAGCCTGATACGGCCCGTGCCGTTCACAAGCGCAGGTGCACAGTTCAACCGCCGGTGCCATTGAGTTCTCGTTCAACGGCGGCTCGGAGGTCGGGGGCGAGCTGGTCGACTGGTGTTCCGACATACTTTTTCCCCTCGAAATTTTCATTGGCTGGATGCTTGCGGGCGCCCTTGGCTCCGCGCTGCGGCGATTGGCTGTCGGCCGCGTCTCGTCGTCGGCCGCGCAGGGTCGATGCGATGTAGCTGATGCCCACGCAAGCGGCGGCGCTCTTGACCGCCTGGAACTGCGCGGTGGTGAGGTTCATCTGCGCCTGGGTGGCACCGCTGGCCAGCAGGTCGTGCAGTTCGGGGTGGGTGTCAGGGTCGTTCCACAGGTGCACGTCCTTCAGCGCCTTCTCCGCGGCAATCAGCGCCAGTTCGGCCACCGTGAACTTCTCGGACACCAGCGCCAGCAGCGTCGGGTCCTGTGGCTGGATGCGCACACCGATCTTTTTCAACGCGATCGCCGAAAGCACCGCACCGCGAGCTTGGTCTGCCGGAAGTTCGCCCGGGCCTGCTTGCGCGTGCGCGTCCGTAGAGAGAGAAGCTGTTAAAGACTCTTCTCTTCTCTTCTCTTCTCTGGTCCGCTTTTTGTCCGCATCCAATGCGGACGCCTTGCGGACGTTTCGTTTACGGTCCGACTCCTGCGCCCGGCGCTTTGCCGACTGCCCGTTGTGCGTATCAAACTCAGGCAAAACAAGGCTTGAGCCGGTTTCATCGACGACTGAATGAAGCCAGCCGACCGCGACCATCGCAGCCGCGAAACCTGTCCATCGCAGAAGTTCATCCAGCGCTTCCAAGGTGTAGCCGTCCAACTTTCCGTCGCTGGAGTGCGCGTCGAACAGACACCATGCGGACATAAGTCCGCCAACTGTGCGCAACATGTCCGCTTTCAATGCGGACGAAATGCGTACAACTTTCGGATGCGTGAAGAGGTCGGACCGCATCTTGATCCAGTCGCCAGCCATCAGCTCGACCTTTCGATCTTGTAAATCACACCGCCATGCTGGCGCTTGTACTCACGCGCCAGCTTCTGGGTCTTGAAGATGTGCCAATGCTGACTGGCGCTTTCCGTCAGGACAGCCCAGCCATAGATCGCCCGCTTCTTCATGCAACCTCCAGCAGGCGCGCCAGACGCTTGACCGAATCCTTGTCGTCTTCGAATCGGTTCAGCGCTTCCTGCAGCTCGACGTACTGACGCAGTAGATTGGAGCCCGTAGCGGCGCATAGCGGGCCGACCAGCTTCAATGGGATGGAACGCTTGCCGGACTGCAGGCGCGACACGTAGCCGCGGGATTTACCGATGCAGGCGGCGACGTAATCGAGCTTCGAATGGGAGGCTGCGATCGAGACCGCGAGCGCCTGGGCTTCGGACTCAATCTGACGCAGCAGCTTGGCTGGAGCGTCCTTCGGGGCATGGTGCACGCCGAACGCCAGCGCCAGCGATGACTGGTTGCCACCGGTTGCCTGATGTTGCCTAGCGTTGCCAAGGTGCTGCAGGAAAGAATGCTCACCCATGACGCACCAGCCCAGAAATAGAGAAGCTCTCCGCGCGATAACCTGTGCCTGCCCAGGTACAAGCCACCAACGCGGAGAGCTTCGTGGAACGACTCAACAAAGCAGACAAGCTACTGATCGAGGCAACAGCCCGACTCACAGCCATGGAATTTGCATTCAAGGTGCTCATCACCACGCACCCAGATTTGCCAAAAGTCGCCGAGCTATGGCGCGCACGCGTGAACCCGTGGATCGACGCGTCGATGGATCACGACTATTGGGGCCAGTCGAAGGCTTTCCAGGAAGCGTTGAACGGACAGCTGATGCGCCTGGCGAATCATTTCGGACATCTTCCGTAAAACCCCATGGCATGGGATTCCACAAGGCGGCTTCGCGGCGTCGTGCCACCACGTCAGCCCAATCACGACCCTGGGCCTTGCACTCAGCCTCCAAAGTCTCCGGTCCAAGCTTTTGTGCGCTTGGTATCGACGCGACGCGTTGCTCGCATTCTTCTTGCAGCTGGCGCAGCACTGCGTCATCAGCTGGGGTGCCAGAGAGTTCAGGCGGCATCGGAGGCGGCGGTCTGCGAGGATTGTCGGCGACCATGTCAAGCCGCCCCTTTCGCCGCAAGTTTCACGCACTTCTCGGCATGTAGCTCATGAAGACGGACAGCGGAATCACCGCGCGGCGATTTGCTGCGACCGGTCGCGAGGTCACCGACAGTGGACGGCGCGAGACCGGTGAATTCGGCGATATCGGCATAAGTCATGCCGGCGGCCTGAAGATCGTTGATGCGGGTTGCCCAGGGCGTCGCTTTCATAACTCCAGATTACGGCATTCCGTAATCAATAGTCAACGGCATTCCGTAGCGGAGTTCCGTTGCAATGCAGTTATGAATACGATCGGCGACAGAATTCGCGAACGACGCCTGGAACTGGGTATGAGCGTGGAGGTGCTGGCTAAAGCGGTCGGCTTAAAACCGACCACGCTCTACGATCTCGAAAGAGGAGACTCCAAGTCCACCACCAAACTACATCGATTCGCTGACGAACTCGGTCTCAACGCCGATTGGCTTGAAACAGGCAAAGGTGTAAAGCTCTGGAAACCACGCGTAAGCTTCAGTCTGGCGCCAATCTCAGATGGTGCGGCACAACCCTTGCACCCTGAATCGTCTCGCGCTACGCGGGTTGAGATCAGGGGCAACGCAATTATGGATAAGGACGGATTCTGGACAAGTGCGCAGAAAGATGACGATGTAGGGCATGTCAAATGGGAGGCATCAGAAGGAGCCTTTGCCATCCAAGTTGGAACGGATGCACTTGATCCAGTCATCAAGCGAGGCACCATTCTGGTCTTCGACGCGGAACCGCCAGTTGCTGGCGACTATGCTCACCTGGTGCTGACTGATGGACGCGAGGCCATCATGGAATTCCTATTCAAAAGCGATGTACAGCAAACCTTCCAATCGATTAGGGGACGTCAACGTTTCACGTTCGACACCGGAGATATCGAGAAGGTTAGCGGCTATGGCGGTCAGTTACCGGCTCACAAACGTAAGGTCTGATGCACTGACCAAAAAAGGGAACTCATGGCGCTGATAAAATGTCCAGATTGTGGCAATGACATCAGTGATTCCGCCCCAGCATGCCTGCATTGTGGTCGACCGCAACAAGGGTCGGCCCTTCCCCTACGCATCACTGAGCAGAGCGGCAAATCAGACGTACTGACCGCCCAAGCAGAGGTCGCGCGGAGGAAACGGGATAACCGCATACGCTTGATTATGCTCATAGTCATCATCATTGCTTTATGGCGTGCGTGTTCGGTTTCGGGTGATCACTATCCGACAAACGATAAGAGTGACACGCCAGCGTTCGAGCAGGATGCCGAGCAAGCAGCCGACACGGCGCAGCAAGCGGCAGCAGCCGCGCCAGCGGTGCCATCAATTGCATCCCGACCGGTTGCATCATCCACGACGGCGACGGCGACAATTTCGGATGAGGAATGCCTAAAGGACATCCAATGCCCCACAGACCGTTTTATGCCCAATGCCTTAGTGCTATGTAAGCCTTTGGTGGAAGCCAAGGCGCGTTACGAGGTGAAATGGACGGATGGGTGGTTGACCCCGATGTTCAGCCGAAGAGCCTGGGCCGACGACGCACATGACGCCATCATTTATGTGGGTGATAAAGTGGAATTTCAAAATGGGTTCCATGCCTTCTCCACAATGTCCTACTTCTGCACGCTGGATCTACACTCCTTGAAGGTCACAAACGTCGAGGTGCAGGAAGGGTCGTTACCAACGCAGTGATTGGATCAAAGCGATGGCGGCTAAACACTGATATACCGAATTTTCTGATCAACCCCGCTTCGGCGAGGTTTTTTTTGGTCAAATGCGCCGCTTCAAATTATTTCTGCACGAACTTTACGGAATCCCGTTGACAGGCAGTTACGGAATGCCGTAATCTCTCTCCCACGCTACCAGGCGACGGAGATCGAGATGGCCAGCTTCCTGACCAACGAAGTGAACAAGACGGTGTCAATCGTCGCCGTGTCGAATCCGCCGGCACCGGAAATCTGCGCACGGCTGTGCGTGGGCCCCGACACATCGATCTTCCTTAGCTGGGCCGAGGTGCAGCAGCTTGCGGCGGCCTGCCGCTCTCTGGTGAGTCTTGAGGAAGCACGTGCGCGGAGCATAGCGGCATGAGCGCGCCTGTGAACGTGATGGCGGTGATCGAGGCGAACGAGGTGAGCAAAGAGCGCTTCTTCGATGCGCTCCGCTCAGAAAATCGTGACGTTATGCCCAGCCAAGATTGGGACGCTAACCGCGAGCTTTTCAGCACTTGGATTGATGTTCGTGGCCGTGAAGTTTTCGGGTGGTCGCGTAGCAACGGCCGGTTTGCGCTCGCCCGCGTAGGCGGTGCCGCATGAGCCGCCTGATCCCCCACCGCGCTACCTACCTGCACGAAGCCGAACGCGCTCAGCAGATCGCCGCGCAGCTTCAGGTAGACGCCCTACTCGCCCGCGTCCGTCAGCACGACACGTCGGGATGCTCTGACCATGATGCGGATGAGACGAACGCCGCGCGCTGGGAACTGGTCATTGCCATGTTCGTCATCTTCCCGTTGTGCGCATGGGCGTACCACCTGCCGGCTGTCCAGGCTTTCCTGCATTTCTTGAGGATGCAGCCGTGAGCTGCCTGATGGAAGACCTCCGCACTTATTCGCCGGAAGACCAGGCGTCGATTGCTCGCGTCGAAATGCTGCTGATGCAGCGAAGCGTCAAGTATTACCCGTCCACCCTTTCAAAGCTGACCACGGTGGCAGAGATCATTCCCCCGTGTGCCGATGCTGTCGTGGTCAGCCCCTTTTCTTTCCAGGAGATCTGCTCATGAGCCTCCTTGCCTCTCTGTTCTTCCCTAAATCGCGTTGGGCATATTGCCATCAGCCGACAGCCGCTGAGCGCATGGCGCGCTACAGCCTGCGGCATGCCGCCGATATGCAGGATCGCGAGAACGCCGGCGCAGCGGCTCCGCGTGTGCGCCTGATCGAAGGACGCGAAGTGTTGGTGGCGCTCCATGGTCGCGTCAATCCGCTGCCGAAGGATCACGCCTGATGTTCGGCTTCAAGAGCCGGCGCCGGTTGCTGCGAGAAAACGAAGTCATGCGCCAAGCCCTCAACTGGTATGCCGCGCAGGAAACTTGGCGGCGCAAGGGCGTTCACCAGAAAGGTGCGCCGCGCAAGAAATGGCAGAAATCACCAGCGGCCTACGACCGCGGGCATTTGGCGATCCGCGCACTTACACGGATCGAGGAACCGCATTCGGGCACGTGGTCGGTGACCGTTCCGGATCCGTCGCCATTGCCCGTTGTGAAACGCGATTCATCCACACTCGGCGATGCCGAGTCTCTCACCACGGAGTAACTCATGCAACAGGACCAGCTCTATGACCTGCTCGGTGAGCTTGATGCCGGCGTATTCATCCAGAAGGTCACTCGTGCCCTGACGGAAGTTGCGCTGGGCGCCGTCACCACCAACAAGGCCGGCAAAGTCGTGCTGACGTTCGACGTCAAGCAAATAGGCACGAGCAACCAGGTGAACGTGCATCACTCGCTCAAGTTCATCAAGCCAACACCGAACGGCCGCGTCACCGAAGAGAACAAGACCGAAACCCCGGTCTACGTAGGTGTCGGCGGCGTCCTGACGTCTCTGCCTGAAAAGCAGGAAAAGATGTTCGACAAAGACGGCTCCAAAGCCGTCCCGGATAAGGGTTAACCGCCGTGGACATTCAACTACTCCAAAACACCGCCGTTGAGGCGGCCGGGAAGCGCCTGATTCAGGTTAACGGCAATGGCATTTCCGGCATCGTGCTCGAAGCCGGGCAGACACTTCAGACGCTTGAGAAGTTCAAGGATGAGCGTGACCGTTACCGTGGAGCGCTCAGTACGACGTCAATCGACGACTTTGCATCCTACGTGCAGAGTTGCAACCCTGCGCAGCCAACACCAGGGTACGGCGCCGTCGGTTTTGTCGACATCGACAAGATGGCCGCCAAGATGTTCTTCAATCTCGGCACCGTACCAGCGCCTGGCCATGGTGACTGGAATGCCACGCTCACGATGCAACCCACGGCAGCTTACCGGGCCGTGCAGGGTATTGATGGCGTGAAACTCGACCAAACCAAGATCACTGAGTGGCTTGAGGATTGGAACGACTTTCTGGTCGCTGACTTTCCATCGGACATTACCGGCGAAGGTTCGCTGGTGCGCGCGGTAGCTGCCATCCGCAAGATGAAGATCAGCAGCAAGACTGAATCGACCAGCGACGTCACCGCTACCGGGTCAGCGCGCAGCGCCATGGAGGACGTAGAGGCACGTAGCACCGATGTGTTGCCTGTTGGGTTCCGGCTCGCCACGGAGCCATACGATGGATTGGAATCCCGCAGCTTTGCATTGAAGTTGTCAGTGATTACCGGGGGCGCCCAGCCGATCCTGGTGCTGCGCTGGCAACGTCGTGAGTCAAACATCGAAGCTATCGCACGTGAGTTCAAGCACGTGCTCGGCACCAAGATTGGCGAAAACATCCCGTTGACCATCGGAACATTCAACCCGGGGTCGTAATCGTCCGAAAAACAGCATAACTGGCCCTTCCTGTGGGGCGACACCGACGGCCGGCGGTATATCCGGCCACTTACACGACGCGACACCTGCCGGGCCTGTTGTGGGCTGATCGAGTGGTGTGACTCCAGAGAGATGGCGACATGGCGGTCCGATAAATGCTGCCCGACCAACGAAGCACGTAAGGCTTCCTCGCCGCCCTGTCGAGTAGCACAGGGCACATGGAGCGGGCCGGATGCGTGGAGTAACGCGTTCCGGTTGTCGGGTACCGGGTTGGGACAAGCACCGGTACCGGCTCGCTCCATGTACAGCAGTGCAGCACGGAAGGACGTGCGCTGATGCGATGGAAGCGGTTGGTCACGGCGGACCTGCGAGGGAGCCGAACAACGTCACCAACCGGGTGCCCAAGCCTTCACTGATTCGGTACTCAAGCCCGTACACCGCCGTACTTCACTCACCACAACGAGGTAACCCAGTGAGCAAATCGACCGCACCACAGATACTGATCGAGAAGGCATACATCACATTGGCAGCGCCTTTCGATGCGGCTTCGTTCGCGCCGTTGACGGTGCAGTCGGTCGCCAGCCAGATCCGCGCACTGCTGAAGCCCGATCCCAATCGCTTCACGTCCGAACCTGGAAGCGGCATCGTCTATGACCCTGTGACCGGACTGATGTGGTCGCAGAAGGAAATCGACGAGCTGGAGTGGGATGCGTCATCGAAGGCCTGTTCGAATTTCAAGCTCGGCGGCTATTCCGACTGGTACCTGCCTGACCGCTATGAACAGCTGACGATCCTCGATCTTGATCGCCATGGCCCATGTCTGCCGCCGATCTTCGAAACGAAAGGCGAAGCCGTTTGGACGTCTACACAGACGGCTTGGTCGAAGGGAAAAGCGGGTTCGTCCCGCTCTTTCTTCTACGTCAGCATGTACGACGGCTTCGTGTACAGCTACGGCGCCGACAGCCAGCTGCGGGCGCGGCCGGTGCGGCGCGCGGCGCCGGCCAGTCAGTAATTGTTTCTCTGTCCGGAGGGCGCAAAGCGCCCTCCCTTTCCCATTCCTGTGGAGTCAACCATGAACGACGCAGCCGGCACGCCAGTGCCACCCAGTGTCACCACGCCTGACGGCCTGGTGATCTTCCCCAGCCAGCTCTACAAGGGCCTGGCTAAGCTCAGCAGCGATCACATCCATCTGCCGGCGGATTCCATCGATCATGCGTTGGTCTATGACCCGCTCACCGGACTGATGGAATCGGTGCGTGCGCCTGGCTTTGATGTGCGCCTGCTTCCCGATGATGCGGCGAAGCTGGCCGGCGCTCTTTCGTTCGCCGGTTACGGCGATTGGCAGCTGCCTGATGTACCCGAAGGCGTGCATTCGGTCGATTACACCTGTGAGGATCCGGCGGCCGATCTGAGCCTATATCCCGATGCAGTATCGGGAGGTTACTGGACACGTCAGCAGACAAAATGGTCGCTGAATGAAGCGGGTTCGTCCCGCTCTTTCTTCTACGTCAGCGTGCACCTCGGCAGCGTGAGCTACGGCAGCGCCGACTTCCAGCTGCGGGCGCGGCCGGTGCGGCGCGCGGCGCCGGCCAGTCAGTGCTTGGTTATTGGTCAATAACAGCCTGACATGACCTTCCATCTACCACCTGCCGTGCGTCTGGCTGAGACGCTTGCTCGTGACATTGAGCAAGCTGTCTCGAAGTTCTCGCGGGCGCACCGTTACAGCTTCGGCACGAGTCTATCTACCGATGCCTGGAAGGTGCTCACCACCGCCAATAGTGCGGCGCGCAAGCCAGAGAAGCGCGCTGAACTGCTGGGAGAGCTGGTTGACCAGGTGGACGATCTGAAACAGCGGCTGCAGCTTGGTCAGCGGCTTCAACAGTTCAGCAGCTTCGGTCAGTTCGAGGCTCTGATGCGTTCGGCCATCCAACTTGGCAAGCAGGTTGGTGGATGGCACCGTGATTTTCACCCGAAAGGCCAGAGTGTCCAGGCGTCAGCGCCTGGACAGCGTGCCATGACACTGAGTACCCGCGCCGCCTCGCGATATGAGGCCAATCGATGACGATGCCCTGCTACCCGAATGGATGCGTGGTTGGATCGCAAGCGCGCGGGGACGCGGGTTCGTCCCGCTCTTTCTTCTACGTCAACATGAACAACGGCAACGTGAACAACAACAACGCCAACAACCAGCTGCGGGCGCGGCCGGTGCGGCGCGCGGCGCCGGCCAGTGAGTGTCAGGGTGAGGTCAGCGTGCGCATGCTCTACGACTGCATGCGCACGGCACGTCGAAAGAAAAAGCCGAACGTCGATCAACTGAAGTTCGAGCTGCGCTGGATGGAAAACCTGATCGGGATCCAGAAGGCGCTGAATACCCGCACCTGGCAGCCAGGTCGGTCTACCAGCTTCATCGCCACTCAGCCAAAAGCCAGACAGATTCATGCACCCGGGTTCGGTGACATGGTGGTTCACCACCTCGTCGTGCCGAAGGTGGAAGCGGTCTACGAGCCGACATTCATTCACGACAGCTATGCGAATCGGCGAGGCAAAGGAACGCATGCAGCGGTCCGGCGCCTTGGTCAGTTCATCCGCCAGGTCGCCAGCGGCCAAGGCGGCGGCTGGTATCTGCAGCTCGACATCCACAACTTCTTTTATTCGATCAATCGCCGCGTCTTGTGGGCGATGCTCAAGAAGCGCCTGGAGCGCTCCGGCGCGAGCGATATGACCATGCAGGTGGTACATGCGTTGCTCGCCAAGCACGTCGAGCAGCGTGGCGTTCTGCACCTCGAATCTGCCGATGACCTTCTTCTTGTGCCACGCCATAAGCGGTTAGAGAACTCCGCGCCGGATTGCGGCCTACCGATCGGCAACCTACCTTCGCAGTTCTTCGCGAACGTCTACATGGACGCGTTCGACCAGTTCGTGAAGCACGAGTTGAAAGCCGAGCGATATTTGCGCTACGTCGACGATTTCGTGCTGGTCCATCGTGATCGCGCCCAACTTGAACGCTGGCAGATCCAGATCGAGCAGTTCCTTGCCGATCGTCTGCACCTGAAGCTGAAAGCAGATATCCGCCTTCGCCCACTGAGCGCAGGCTGCGACTTCCTTGGCTACGTTGTGTTCCCCACGCACACCCGCGTTCGTGCACGTGTTCTGCAGCATGCCAAACAGAAGCTGCTGGCCTGGAAGCAGGATCACATCCATGGTCGCGAAGCGATCGCTACACCCGAGCAACTGCGCCAGCTGAACTCTTGCTGGGCAAGCTATCAAGGTCACCTGCGTCACGCCGATAGCTACCGCCTGACCCAACGCATTCTGGCGAGTCACCCTTGGCTAGACAACCTCACATCTACACGGCGCCGCTACACCTTCCAGCTGGAAGGGCAACCCGTATCCATTCGAGTGCGCCAATCATGATCCGTGAAACCTTCAGTGGCACCAGTGACGTCGAAGCCATGTACAAGGCGCAAGCCTGATGCTCATTCGACGCGGCCATGCGCGCTGGCGAATCGACTGGTCTGGCGAAGGCTCGCCCGAGCCTGGCCACCTCGTGCGCCACGTCACGCCAGGCGGTCGCGTCAGCTACGCGCGCGTGCGAAGCGTGCGGGTGATCCGCAACCGCATGCCGCTGCCGAATGGTGCGACCTGCCGCTATTCCGTGGCCGTCCAGAGGCTAGACGAGAAGCCGGTCGACCCGGTCGACTGGACCTGCCACGTCTACGCATCACCGAAGCGACGCCCGCGCCTTGCCGACTCTTTCGGCAGCGCTGATCCAGCCATTGATCCATGGAGCCCGCTGCTATGACCCGCACCGAACTCAATACCCTCGCCCACCAGATCGCCTATGCGACATCACGGGCCGATATCGAATCGTTCACGCAGTGGCGTGACGACCGGGTGGACGCGCCAGTGGAATCCAGCTTCATGACGCCTGCGCACCGATGGCACGACCTCAGTACCGTGATCCGTGATGACTTCGAACGCGAGGCTGTCGCCCAGGCCATTTTCTACCTGGACGCGCGCAGCCTTCTGCGACGCAAGCCGAGCGAGCCCTTTCTCGTCCAGATCCTACCGCCGCTATCCAACGGCGAACTGATGCCACCGACCCTTGCTGAGGCGCTTTCAGCATGATGCCTTACGTGGTTGTGGTGGCTGGACTGGGCCGCTGTGGGACAAGCCTGACTATGCAGATGCTCCATGCTGCTGGCTTTCCATGTGTTGGCGAAGCGCCAGCCTTCGAAGACGCTGCTACTCAGCACCGCGTTGAGCCGGCGTGGTTTTCTGAACAGGCTGGAAAAGCGGTGAAGATTCTCGATCCGCAGCGTGTAGGTATTCCGCGGTCTGCACTCACCGCAGTGATCTGGCTGGATCGCGATCCAGAACAGCAGGCCAAGTCTCAATGCAAGTTCGTGGAAATGCTCGGATACGGCTTCAACAATCGCAGCGCACAACGCCGATGCATGAAACAGCTCGCACTTGATCGGGCCACAGCTCGTGGAACCTTCGCCGGCCGGAACACGCTTGATCTGCGGTTCGAAGATTTGATTGTTTCGCCCGGCACAGCAGCTGCACGGATAGCGATGTTCCTTGAGCCGTGGAAGTCGCTCGATGTCGCAACCATGAAAGCCGTGGTGCGAAAACGTGACGTCAAATGCGCGCCCGACATGTCTATCGAGCTTTCCCTGATCGATGGCATTCGCGTCGGAGCAACCGCATGACTATCCCCAACCTTGCCACCGGCCACGTCATCGACCTGCCCGTGCTGCTGGAAACCAGACTTCTGGTGCAGGCCAACAGCGGCGGCGGCAAGAGCTACACGCTGCGCCGGATCCTCGAACAGACTGCGCCGCTGGTCCAGCAGCTGATCATCGATCCGGAGGGCGAGTTCGCCACCCTGCGCGAAAAGTTCGACTACATCATCGCCGCGCCGCACGATGCCGACGCCGTGGCCACACCACAGACTGCCGCGCTGCTGGCCAGGCGCTTGCTGGAATCCGGCGTGAGCGCCGTGCTCGACATCTACGACCTCAAGGCGCATGAGCGCCAGCAGTTCGTGCGCAGGTTCCTCGATGCGCTGGTCAACGCGCCGCGCAAACTGTGGCATCCCGTCATGGTGGTGCTGGACGAGGCGCATATCTTTTGCCCGCAGACCGGCAGCGCCGAGGCGGCCAGCGCCGTGATAGACATCGCCACTCGCGGCCGCAAGCGCGGTCTATGCCTGGTCGCCGCCACCCAGCGCCTATCGAAACTGCACAAGGACACCGCGGCCGAACTGCTCAACAAGCTGATCGGCCGCACCGGGCTGGACGTCGACGTGAAGCGCGCGGCGGATGAACTGGGCATGGTCAGCCGCGAAGCCCTGACCGCCCTGCGCGCGATGCCGGCCGGTTCGTTCTTCGCCTTCGGTCCGGCTCTGCATCCGGAACCCACCCTGGTCACCGTGGCAGCGGTCAGCACCAGTCACCCGAAAGCTGGTCAGCGCCTGATGCAGGCGCCCCCGCCAGCGTCGGCCAAGGTGCGCGCCTCGCTCGCCAAGCTGGCCGACCTACAGAAGGATGCGGACATCGAAGCACGCACCGTCGAGGATCTGCAAACTCAGGTTGCGACGCTAACCCGTCAGCTTCGCGGAGCAGAAAGGCGAGCCGGCGCACCGAGCGCCAGCGGCATGACAGAAGTGGACGTGCAGTGCCGCGTTGAGGCGGCAGTGGCCGCCACCATCGTGATCCCGCCAGAGTTCAAGAAGGCGCAGCGACTGATACAGCAGCTGGCTGACTTGGTGTTGCCAAAGACCATGTTGTCGGGCGATATAAAGTTGGACGCGCGCGATCTCGCCGATCTCGTGAAGCCAACTCGCGAGATTCGGACCTCACCGATAGCATCGACCGTATCCGGCCTTCGGGCCGGCGCCGTGCGCATCCTGCAGGAGCTTGCCGCGCGATCGCCGGCCGGCTACTCCAAACCGCAAGTGGGGGCGCTCACCAAGTTCAGCCACAAGGGCGGCACGTTCAACACGTATCTCTCCGATCTGCGCCGCGCAGGCTACCTGGTGGAGCGTAGCAGTCTGCTGTTCGCGTCCGAAGCTGGCATCCTCTCGCTCGGCGACAAGCTGCCCAGCAAGCCGACCACCCATGCTGATGTCATGGCTATGTGGCGCGGTGCGTTGCGAGCCGGTGCCTTCACCATGCTTGAAACTATCGTGGCCGCCGGGTCGCGTGGCATTGCTCGCCGAGACATCGCCGAAGCCGTCGGCATGACCGCCAGCGGTGGCACCTTCAACACCTACCTGTCGGACCTGCGGCGCAACGGTCTGATGACCGACGAAGGTAGCCACTGCCGTGCCAACGACATCCTGTTTCCGGAGCGGTCCAATGTCTGATCACAGCGCCATCGAGTGGACCGATGCCACGTGGAACCCTCTGCGTGGTTGTTCTCGCGTGTCTTCCGGATGCCAACACTGCTATGCCGAACGGGTAGCCGCACGGTTCAGCGGACCAGGTTTGCCGTATGAAGGGTTGATCCATCCGGTCACCAAGGGCTGGAACGGAAAGGTGCGCTTCATTCCCGAAGTGCTCGACCAGCCGTTGCGCTGGAGGAAGCCGCGCCGGATCTTCGTCAACAGCATGTCCGACTTGTTCCACGAGTCGGTACCCGACGAGTGGATCGACCAGATATTCGAGGTGATGGAGCGCTGCAACGACACTTCCTGGAATCCAGGAACCCGGCGCTGGACATTCCGTGGCACGCACACGTTTCAGATCCTCACCAAACGGCCTGAGCGCATGTTGGCGTATGTCACCGAACGACTAGCCAAAAAGAAAGCTCATGCTGAGCGATTCAAACTTTGCCCGACCGAAGCGATGCAAAACAGCCCCGCGGCGAAGTGGGCGCAGCAAGATGCAATGCATATCCGTTCTCACATCTGGTGCGGCGTCAGCGTAGAGAACCAGGCGACCGCTGACGAACGTATCCCGCTGCTGTTGCAATGCCCTGCAGGTGTGCGATGGCTGTCGTGCGAACCGCTGCTTGGGCCGCTCAATCTGAAGAATCATCTTCAAAGTCGTTACGCGCCGGGCGCGGACGGCATATTCAGTGACCGCACCGGTATCAATGGAAGACTGCACTGGGTTGTTACCGGGGGCGAGTCAGGTCTTGGCGCACGACCAATGCATCCCGACTGGGCGCGATCGCTGCGTGACCAATGCGCCAGCGCCCGCGTGCCGTTCTTCTTCAAGCAGTGGGGAGAGTTCGCGCCCTACAAAATTTATGATTTCGCGCCAGGCGATCCCTATCCGATGCAGAAGGCCACCGTCTTTCACCCGCCAGGCGTGAAGCCGGCCGACATGATTAAGATCGGCAAGAAAGGCGCAGGGCGCCTGCTCGACGGCGTGGAACACAACGCCTACCCGCTGGTGCAGCCATGATTGTTCACTGCTGCATGGACGTCCGCGGCGCGCTCAAGATGACGCAGCGACAGCTCGGTGCAATGTTCCGCCACTCAGACGGTCGCCGCTTGTCCGCTGATCGAGCGCGCGACGTGCTGCTCGACCATGTCGCCGCTGGCCATGAGGTAATTCCGCTCGGGCCGGTATGCCAAGGCTTCGACTACAAGACCGGCTGCCCTGGCCATGAAACGGAGCCGCAAGCATGAAAGAACGACCTATCCTTTTCTCCGCGCCGATGGTGCGCGCCATCCTCGAAGGTCGCAAGCCGGTGATCATCCGTGGGCGCAAGGTATGCCAGGCCTGCGCAGACCAGCGGAAGAAAGTGCTCAGGGAGAAGGCTCGTGGCTGATCTATTCGCTTTGGATCGGTCAGCGGTATTGTCCCCATGCGGCCGTTACCGGTACCTATTGCGCCGCCAGTTGCAGCAGGAAGGTGCCCTCACCTGCCTTTTCATCATGCTAAATCCGAGTACCGCGGACGCTGAAGTCGATGATCAAACGATTCGCAAATGCATGAAGTTTGCGAAGGCTTGGGGCTACGACTGGCTGCACGTGGTCAATCTGTTTGCGTGGCGTGCCACTTCACCGGAAGACATGAAGGCCGCAGGTTCGCCGATCGGTCAATACAACCTTTCCCGGATCATGGACGCGGTATCAGCTGCCGATTTGGTGGTTTGCGCATGGGGCAAGGACGGTTCATATCTCAACCAGGCTACGCAGGTAAGGCAATCGCTGGTTGGTACGCACGTGCACTATCTGCAGCTCAACAAGGACGGCAGCCCGAAGCATCCGCTGTACGTGAAGGACAACACGCGTCCTACCCTTTGGGTGACGCCATGAGCTGGGCAGTCGGCTATGACGAACGCTGGAAGCGTGACATTGGCTATGGCGTGCCATCGATTTGCGATCACTCTGGTTGCACGGCAGAGATTGATCGCGGACTTTCATATGTGTGCGGCGACGAACCCTATGGCGGTGATCGTGGGTGCGGCCTGTACTTCTTTAGCGAGCACATGCGCCATCCAGAATCTGACCGACTTCCATTCAACTTGTGCTCGCAGTGCTATCCGCGCATCAAAAAACCTTTCACGCCAACCCCTGATACTGCTGAGTGGATTCACCATAAGCAGACAGATCCAAGTTGGAAAGAATGGCGTTCAGAGCAAACCAAGTTGAGGGGAAAATGAAATGAAACTCATGACCCCCCGCGCCTGGGCCGAGAAAACCTTCGTTGAAGGCAGTGCGCCACCGGAAACTACCCTCCGCCGATGGATGCAGGAAGGCATTGTTCCATCAAAGAAAATCGGCGGAAGCTGGTTCATCGACGACGATGCTTGGTCAGCCGAAGGTGACGACCTGGTGCAACGCGTCCTGCAAGCGGGGTAATCTTCCGATGATGGGACGAGCGCGCACCAGTGGCCGGGCAGGTTGGCCGGCGAATCTGTATACCTGCAAAGACGGGTTCAAATACCGCAATCCCGTCACGCGGAAAGATTCATGGATGGGCAAAGATCAGGCCAAGGCCTTCGCCGCGGCGCGGACGCTCAATGGGCTGCTATCCCCGGGCAACAATCTGGTTAGTCGCGTGGCCGGAAAGTCGGAAACGATCACCGATGCCATCGGGGTCTTTCGCACCGCCGACATGCCGGGCCGGAACTGGGCGCCGAAAACCGCAGAGCTGTACAAAAGCGTCATCGATCGCATCGACAGGAAGATCGGCACGCGGCAGATGGTCGGCTTCACCGTGCGCGATTGCGCCACCTTCATACGCGAGGTCACCGAATCACCGCGATCGCGCCAGCAGTTCCGGCTCGCGCTGACGTGGATCTTCGCGTGCGCCGTGGAGGAAGGCTGGATTGAGTCGAACCCAGCGATGCAGACCCGGAAGACCAGCTACAAGCGCCAGCGGGAAAGGCTCACCAAGGACGTCTATGACGCGATCTGGCTGCAGGCTCCCTCGTGGCTGCAGAACGCGATGGACGTCAGCCTGCTGACGCTGCTGCGCCGTGAGGACGTGGTGTCAATCCAGTTCGCCGACGTGCATGACGGCGCGCTGTGGGCGATTCCCGGCAAGACGGAAAACAGCACCGGTGCGCGAGTGAAGATCGCGCTCGATGGCTCGCTGGCTGACGTAGTGGCCCGCTGCCGCAATGACGTGCTGTCGCCCTACCTGATCCACCGGCTGCCCGAAAAGGCGCGACCACGCGACCAGCGAGCGAAGAAACGCGAGCACCACACCCAGGTGATGCCGGAACAGTTGTCAAGGGAGTTTGCTGATGCGCGAGAGGCGGCCGGAATCGTGAGCGACAATCCGCCGACGTTCCATGAGATCCGCAGTCTTGGCGGCGCACAGCTGCGCGAGGCTGGATGGTCAGTGGCCGAGGTTCAGGCGCTGATGACGCACACCAGCCCGAGCATGACCGAGCACTATCTGGAAGGTCACGAAGTGCCATGGACCGAGGTGCGAACCGGTATCCAGCTCAGCCCTATAGGGAGGAAATAG